TCTATATTTTTTCCCCGGGGGGACTTTTGACATAACAATTCGGAATCCACACCCCGTAATAGGGTCAATGAACAAAGGAAACAGCCATGAGCCAAGACAATGACGACACAATTCTGCATCAGGATGCTACGGAAGGTGTGGTCGACGAACGACTCGATGGAGTCGACGCCGAAAACGTTGCCATTGCAACGCCGGCTTCGCCCGGAGTGTCATATGTGCAAGCAGAGGTCGTCGCATTGCGCACAGCCATTGCTTCAATACTGACGGCGCTTCGAAACAGCGGCATCATTCCAGACGCCTGAGTGTCTCACTAGTGATTGGACGTAGTAGCTATGGATGAACACAAACAAAACGTGATGGTTGCACTACGTCCGATTACTTCTGACTGGTGTGCAATCGCTTTACCACACCTTACTCTTGTTTTCGCAGGGGATAAGGCCGACCTCAAACCGACCGATTTCAATAATCTGGCAAAGACTGTTGCGTCAATCGCAATGAACACTTCCCCGATTCAACTGAACGTCATCGGTTTCGATGTTTTTGGACCAGAGGGCGAGCGAGTTGATGTCCTGAGACTTCAGGCAAACCCTACTCTCCGTGAAGTCCAGAGACGAGTATCAGAGTGGAGTGTATCCGAATTTCCGTTTAACCCTCACTGTACAATCGGCCCGGAAGGGTCACGTCGTATTCTTCCGTTGGCTCTAGCGTTTGACCGTATTATGCTCAGCTGGGGCGAAGAAGAACTGAATTTCTGGTTAAGACCGTAGGAGGTTTTCAAATGACTACAACTGATGTTACAAGACTTGTCGACCTTCCAGGGATTCATCCAGCCCGAGTTGATGCCAACATTGTTTCGTGTGTTCGCTTAGAAACTGGCGAACAAGGATCTTTTCTTGTTGTGCACACGAATCAAGGGTTTGCTTTCACTTTGGTAGATAGCAGTCAATCGGCGAACGATTTTTACCATAAGGTGTTGGGTCTGATCTGGCCAGAAAAGAAGACGACGAAGCAAAGAGGCTCGCAATGAGCAGCGAAATAGTTGTCCACAAGGGCAGAACGAACATCATCACAGTGAGCCTCGGCATCGATGTCTCGGCTGACACGATAACCAGCGAAGTACGATCTGAGCCCGATGTTTCAGCACCACTCCTCATGGAGTGGGATGTCACGTTTGACACGGATGGCACCGATGGAGAGCTTGTGCTCACTGTCGACGATGTTATCACCGCTGGTGTTGCGGCGAATAGTGGCTACATGGACTTGAAGCGTGTTTCAGGTGGCGAGCCAATCGCCGTGTTCGATCGTCCTCTCGAGGTTACCTTTAGGGGGAGTGTTACGGAATGAGCGATGTAACTGTTATTGCAAGAACTCAACGTATCATAGTCAATCCGTTTTCGTCTGCTGTTGCTGTTATCAACGCCGGCCCGATGGGCCCAACAGGTCCGATTGGTCCTTCAGGTGGCCCCGTAGGCCCAGAAGGTCCTGAGGGTCCCGCTGGTGCTGACGGTGCTGACGGTGCCGCAGGCCCTACTGGTGCGACTGGTCCTGTTGGTCCCATTGGCGCAACCGGTCCTGCTGGTGCAATTGGCCCCGCCGGTCCTGTTGGTCCAGCTCTTGCTGATGGTAATAAAGGTGACGTAACAGTCAGCGATGGCGGTTTGGTTTGGACAGTAGGGAATGTCTCTGATTCTGTGCTTTCGGCTGCAGAAATCTCTTCTACTAGAAGGCAGTTTGATCCTCGTTTATCGTTGTATAACTGGAAACCATCGAACACGGCAAGATTGCGAAAAGCATTAGCTGCAGTAAACGAAGGCCTTCTAGCTAGAATTGCCGTTGCTGGTGATTCTCTTTCGGCAGCTGTTCCCCCGCTTGATCCGTTTGCGGATGCCTGGCCGTACAAATTGGTTGAGCTCCTGGAGAATAAAGGCGTCAAGATTGCTGGCGAATTGGTGTTTTCGAACAACAATGCCGGCTTCAACGAGGTAGATACCAGATGGACTCTGGATTCAAACTGGCAACCAACAAACCCCGAAATCCCATACCAAATCTCAGCAGCTGGCGGAGCAACCGCTGTGTTTCAGAGCGTGCGTGCAGGAACGTTTGTTGAACTTGTTTACTTCGATGCTGGAGCATCATACACTGTTAGTATTGATGGTGGCGTACCAGCCCCAGTAGTACCAACGGGTTCCGGCGATACGCTTGCTCTACCTATAGGGCCAATCGCAGACACAACGCATACGATTGAGATTGTTGCTGATGCGGCATTCGCGTTTCTTCCTGCGGTCGGCGTACGTGGACCAGATGGATTATCGATAGCTAATGTCTCATTGGGCGGCGCCACCTCTGCTATGCATCTTCCGGGTATAGATGCTGGCCCATTCGATGCTATTGTGGCTTTAGCGCCAGAGTGTGTCTTCTACATGATTGAAATAAACGACTTGGCAACTGCTGAAGCAACGTTTATTAGTCGGGTTACGACGTCGGTTAATGAGTATTTGGTGAACAGTGATGTTGTTCTTGTTGTCGAATCGCCCGCTAACCCGGCATTATTCTTGGGTAAACCAGAACATGATGCTGCTATTTACTTGATTGCAGACACACTAAATGTTCCTGTGATCGATCTTCAACATCATTTCGTTGATTGGGCTTCGTTTACCGCATCTCCAAGTTTTGCTGTTGATGACGCGCATGCCAGCAAGCACGGGCAAGAAGCGATAGCACAACTCGTATTAGATGTGTTGTCAACGAGTGGCGCGCATAGTATCCCGAATACTCCTGATTCGACGTGGGTTCAGCTCTCACTGTCTGCTTATGAATTGCTTGATCCGCCTGAGTCAGACATTATGTATATTATTGTCAATGCTGACATCATTGACCGACTGTATGCTGGCACAGAACTTGTGTGGGAGAGGGCTGGGTCGATTCCTACCGATCCGACAGTCGACTCGTTTGAGACAGGTACTGGTGGATACGCAGGTAGCGTTCAGTATTGGAACTCAGGCGCAAAGTTTGGGCTAGGGTTTGTTGCTAACTCTGATATTCTTGTGCACGGTGTACGTTGGTATCGCAAAGCAACATTCTCAGCATCTGACCCGGTGCTTCATCTTGGAGACGCTATTCCACACGAACCAGCCTTGGCTTCTATGGCTGCTGAACCCACGTGGGGCTCAGATGGGTGGGAAACTATCTCGTTTGCGGAGCCTATTGAGGTTCTGACTGGCGAAGAACGAGTTCTGTGGATCACCACCGAAGCTGATATTGATCTGGCTCGAGATGCTACATATTTCCCAGAACCTCGTTCAACCTTACCTAATGGCCTCATTACGTCGCTTGCACCTTCCGGTTGGTACAACCTGCCGAAGCATTCTGGCGATAACGAAGTACCTGACGCAACAGCAGATCAGGTATGGTATTGGCTTGACCCACTTGTGTCACTTGCAAGCGGTGAGCCTCCAACCCCAGTGATTGACGCAGTCGACATTACGTTCACTCCAGAAAGCGGCATTGCAGCGACAGACGTCCAAGCTGCAATCATTGAGGCAAAAACCGATGGTGAGGCATACACTGACGCAGCTGTTGCAGCAGTAGCTCCGCATTGGGAGTTGTTCGCCGAGTACACATCCCCGGGTACGACGCCAGGAGTTGTGCTTCCGGCAGATACTATCGAGGCTGAGATTCGTGTTGTTGGAGGAGGTTCTGGCGGTGGCTCCGGTAGAAGAGGTCTCACTACCGAGATTCGATGTGGCGGGGGATCGGGTGCTCCAGGCGCAACAATACTCATGCCTGTTCGTGGTTCAGTTCTTGCAGAGACGTTTACTGTTGTGGTAGGCGCTGCAGGTGCTGGTGGCGCTGCGGTCACAACTGATTCCACGAATGGTTTGGTTGGCACAGCTGCAGCGGTTACATCGGTCACAGCCTCTGTGAGTGGTATAATTGCTCGTGCACGAGCAAGTACTGGCGCAGTCGGTGGTGGGTTGGGAGTTGCCGGCGCTGGTGGTACTGGCAATCAAGGAATAGAGATAACACTTAACGGAGTAGCGAGCTTTGCCGCAGGTGGCGCAGGAGGTTACGGACAACACGCCAATCGAGTAGCATCTGGTGGTGGATCTGGTGGCGGGTTGACTGCAGCAAATGTGGCTAGTGTTGGTGGACAGAGTTGTTATATATTCTCACGTGAGAAATTTGTGTTCGGTGGAACACTTGTATCACCAAATGGTAACATCGGATGGTCACCCACTCTTGATGATAGAGAGGCTGGAGCACTTGGAGGCACTGGTGGCGGTGGCGGAGCATCATCAACAGCTGGCCCAGGTGGAGCAGGTGGAGCAGGTGGTTATCCCGGTGGCGGTGGCGGTGGCGGTGGCGCTTCTTCAAACGGCCAACCATCTGGAGCAGGTGGAGCAGGTGGCGGCGGTTACGTCGGTATCTGGGTCCTACGCCCGTAAACGTTAACGCAATTCAAACAAATCAAACTAAAGGAGCCTATCATGGCAAAGCAAGAACCAGAAAAGGATCATCCTGATCAGGCAATCGATACTGCTCTTCCCGACGACAGTGTAGACGAAGAGACCTTCGCTGCAATGGCGGCTGAGTATGAGCCGATTCCGGAGGATGACGAATCATGACCGAAGTTCTCTATCCATGGGGTTACCAGAAGGCGCTCGTCACGATGTCGAGGCTCAAGGAACTCGCTCGAGCTGATCTGTGTGAGCCTGAGACGTGGCAACGTATCGAAGCATATCTGGTCTCTCAAGGTGGAGAGATGGGTATCGGCGGTGCTGTTCGCTTCACTCAGCCGGATAAGCCTGGATTTGCTGAGGATGGGAAGTCGTTCCACCAGATTCAGGAATTCCACAGTGGAATGAAGGCTTACGCAGCGTTCGACGTTGTCAAGCGAAATGGCGCTGGTGTTCACCGAGCTCCTCGATGGGATGAAGTTCCAAAGCAGGGAACCAAGCACCCGGCAATCACGGACTATGGTGTTCACGCGAACGTTGCTGGTGAGCCGTGGCATATTCAGGCCATCGAGGTTGATGGTTGGGCGACGTGGGTCAAGAACGGTCGACCGCACCCCAATGGGAATTTCCCGATCAAGGGCGGCGCGCCGACAGCTCCTCCGGCGCAAACGCAACGCGATCTGTATCTCACTGCGCCAACGATGCGAGGCCCTGATGTAGGTTGGGTACAGCAAAAGCTTCGTGCTTCCGGGTTGAGTATTTCTATCGACACCATCTTCGGGAGGCAGACGAGGGACCGAGTCATGGCCTTCCAAGAGCGCAACGGCCTCCAGGTTGATGGACGCGTTGGCCCCAAGACGTTCGAGGCGCTTAACAAGGTCTAGAACGTATAAGGAGGCCACATGGGTTCTAGCAATAGTAGACGTTCTAAACGTCCAGCATTGACCGAAGAGGGTCGTGAGAACCAAATAGTCTCCATGGCAATGGACCTTGCCGAAGAACAAATTGCCAATGGCACAGCCTCGTCTCAAGTGATGACGCATTATTTGAAACTCGGTTCGTCAACCGCAAAGCTTGAACGAGATAAACTTCGCAGTGAAAATGCTTTATTGAAAGCGAAATGCGAAGATCTCGCTTCGGCTAAACGAGTTGAGGAGCTATATCGAGATGCTCTAAGCGCCATGCGCGCTTATTCTGGGCAAGAAGAGGAACCATCAGATGCATACGATGAAGACGTATACTGAGTTATCAAAGTTTCTCACATTCGAAGAACGATTCGAGTATTTGAGATTGCATGGGTCGGTAGGGCGATCTACCTTCGGGTTTGATCGCTATATCAACCAGCAATTTTATCGGTCCCGGGAGTGGAAGTCCTCCCGGGACTTCGTTATCGTAAGAGATGATGGCTGTGACCTGGGTGTATCTGGCTATGAGATCAACGGGGAACTTTTGGTTCATCATGTAAATCCTGTTGGCGTGTCGGACATAGTCCATGGTGAGCTGTGGATTTTTGATCCGGAATACTTGATAACGACAACACACACAACACACAACGCAATTCACTACGGAGATGCCGCTCTACTACCAAGAGTAGTGGCTGCGCGTCGACCTGGTGACACCAAACTCTGGTGACAAGAAGGAGAGAAAGACATGCAAATCGAAAACATTGACGAAGTGAAACCAGACGGTCTGGAGCAAGTTCCGCAGCCCGAGCCAACTTCTCCGGCCAACGAACCGATCACTCTCGACCCGCCAAAGCCAAAGGCGAAGAAGGCTGCTGCGAAGCGTTCATCGGCAAAGCGGACCCGTAAGTCGAAGGCGAAGACGGTTGACGCGTCTGTCACTGAAGTTGCTGAAGGTATCGTTTCCAATGGCCGAAACTCAAGTCGATGGGGCTCTGGTCGTGAGCGAGATGAAGCACTCAAGAAGGCCGGATACGATCCGGAAGCAGTGCGTAAAGAGGTCGTTCGAATTCGGGGCGAGAAGCTTACGCAAAACAGCTGATCCAAATCAAAGAACACGGAGGTGAGACATGCCGGACAGCATCCTGAATAGCACAAAGAAAATTCTCGGGCTAGCCGTAGACTACACCGCGTTCGATATGGATATTATTACGCACATCAACTCTACGTTTTCGCTCTTGGATCAGATCGGCGTTGGACCTGTTGGCGGTTTCTTCATTGAGAATAGCGTCCCGACATGGAACGATATCGTAGTGCCACCGAATCAAAGATCTATGATTCGCACGTATATGTATCTGAAAGTACGAATGCTTTTCGATCCGCCAGGTACGTCATATTTGATCGAAGCCATGAACAAACAAATCGACGAACATGAGTGGAGATTGCGAGAGTTTCGAGAGCTCGAGCTTCCGTTGGAGGGATATCCAAATGAGTAAAACTGATATTGGTAAGAACTTCATCGAGCATCACGGGATCAAAGGCCAGAAGTGGGGTGTACGTCGTTCGAGACGTCAACTAGCTCGAGCGGCCGGTGTCAAAGGCCGATCAGCTAAAGATATGACGGATGAAGAACTTCGTACTGCGGTGAACCGAATGAACATGGAGCAGCAATATTCTCGTTTGTCTTCTGGAAGCGGTTCTGGTAGGAATCGAACAGCGATTGCTGTTGGTAGCAGTTTTCTTGGTGGCATTGCTATGAATACGCTTCGATCCCAGATTCAAACACAAACGAATCAAAGAGTTGGAAGAGCCATTGCAACAAGAACAGCAAGAGAGGCTGCCGTTTCTAGGCTTCGTCGACTTGGGTAGTAAGGAGGTCGCTTAATGTCTTTGTCGAACACAGCGACCCCAATCTACTACGGTAAATTCAGAGAAGCAGTTCTTCGGGGCGAAATAGTTGTCAACAGGGAAATCTCTATGGAGATGAACCGAATTGACGAACTCGTCGCTAACCCGAACATCTACTACGACGACCGAGCGATTGACGGGTACGTTAAATACTGCGAAAATGAACTGACTTTAACCGATGGTAGCGATCTCCATCTTCTCGATACATTTAAACTATGGGCAGAGCAAATCTTCTCTTGGTATTACTTCGTAACACGAAGTGTGTGGGAGCCATTAGAAGAAGGTGGCGGCCACTTCGTCGAGAAGACTATCAAAAAGCGTCTCACAACAAAGCAGTATTTGATCATTGCTCGTGGCGCCGCTAAGTCGATGTATGCGTTCACCATCCAGGCGTTCTTTATGAACGTCAATACTCAGACCACCCACCAAATCACAACTGCTCCAACGATGAAGCAGGCGGAAGAAGTGATGGCACCTTTCCGGACGGCTATCACTAGGGCTCGAGGACCTTTGTTCAAGTTCCTCACTGAGGGATCGCTACAGAACACAACAGGCTCTAGGGCTAAACGGGTGAAGCTGGCGTCCACTAAGAAGGGTGTAGAGAACTTTCTTACTGGTTCCTTGCTTGAAGTTAGACCTATGTCGATCAATAAGCTTCAGGGGTTGCGACCAGCATGCTCCACAGTCGACGAATGGTTGTCTGGTGACATCAGAGAAGACGTTGTTGGCGCCATTGAGCAGGGCGCTTCGAAGATGGACGACTATTTGATCGTCGCTATCAGTTCTGAAGGAACAGTTAGGAATGGTTCTGGCGACACAATCAAAATGGAACTTGCTACTATACTTCGTGGAGAGTATCAAGCACCTCACGTTTCCATTTGGCACTACAAATTGGACGATTTGACAGAAGTAGGTGACCCGTCGACGTGGATAAAGGCAAACCCAAACCTCGGAAAGACCGTTACATACGATACGTACCATTTGGACGTCGAAAGAGCCGAAAAGGCTCCCGCTTCTCGTAACGACATTCTCGCCAAGCGTTTTGGCATTCCGATGGAGGGTTTTACCTACTTCTTCACGTATGAAGAGACGGAACCACATCTATCTAGGTCGTTTAACGGTCTTCCGTGCGCTTTAGGTGCTGACCTTTCACAGGGTGACGACTTCTGTGCTTTTACTCTTTTGTTTCCAGTTACAGACTACTCCTTTGGTGTAAAAACCAGGAGTTACATCACAAACTTAACACTCATGAAACTCCCCGGAGCTATGCGGCATAAGTATGATGAGTTTATTAAAGAGGGAAGTCTTCATGTCTTAGAAGGAACAGTTCTAGACATGATGGAAGTCTACGATGATTTGGATGCGTTTATCGATGTCAACCAATACGACGTTCGTTGTTTTGGATATGACCCATACAATGCAAAAGAGTTTGTAACAAGATGGGAAGCTGAGAATGGACCTTTTGGAGTAGAAAAGGTAATTCAAGGCGCTAGAACTGAATCAGTTCCTCTTGGCGAATTAAAGATCTTGGCCGAAGAACGAAAACTAATCTTTGACCAACGACTAATGTCGTTTGCGATGGGTAACGCAGTTACTTTGGAGGACACAAATGGCAACAGGAAGCTTCTTAAGAAGCGAGCAGAAGAAAAGATCGACAACGTTTCTGCTATGATGGATGCGTATGTTGCGTTTAAAGCGAATAAAGATGCGTTCGAATAAAGGAGGTAGCCCATGGCATTTCTAAGCCGCATTAAAACCATTTGGAACGCCTTCCGGTACAACGATCGAGTGGTTGAGCCGTATAGCTCATATTCTATCGGGCCGAGTACAAGCAGTAGACCAGATCGAGCACGACTCCGTTTCTCAAATGAACGATCTATCATCGCCGCTATATTCACTCGAATCAGTATTGACGTCGCTGCTATTGACATTCGACACGTGTTGTTGGACGACCAAGGTCGTTACTTCGAAGACATGAGTAGCCATTTGAACGAGTGTTTTACGCTGCAAGCAAACATCGACCAAGGGCCTCGAGCTTTTCGACAAGATGTGTGCATGACATTGTTCGACAAAGGTTCGGCAGCACTCGTTCCTGTTGACATGCTGAATGATCCAGATACTGATGAAGCATTTGACATCGAAACTCTTCGTGTCGGAGACATCACCTATTGGTATCCACGTCATGTCAGGGTGAATCTGTACAACATCGAACGAGGGCAACGAGAAGAGATCACTCTTCCAAAGCGTTGGGTCGCTATCGTCGAGAATCCGTTGTACGCAGTTATGAACGAGCCGAACTCGACACTTCAACGATTGATTAGGAAATTGAATCTTCTTGATGCAGTTGACGAACAATCGAGTTCCGGCAAGTTGGACATGATCATTCAGCTTCCTTATGTAATCAAATCTGAATCACGTCGTGAACAGGCTGCTAAACGTCGTACAGACATCGAGCTCCAATTGAAGGGTAGTCAGTACGGCATCGCATACATCGATGGAACTGAGAAGATCACTCAGTTGAACCGACCTGCTGAGAACAACCTTCTTGCGCAAGTTAAGTTCCTCATCGACATGTTGTACGGACAGCTCGGCATTACCGAAGACGTTATGAATGGCACCGCTGATGAAAAAGCGATGCTTAACTACTTTAACCGCACTGTCGAGCCCATCATTGCGTCAATGATCGAAGCGATGCAACGCGCCTTTCTAGGAAGGATCGGCACGTCCAAGAAGGAGCGAATCAAATACTTCCAGAACCCATTCAGGCTTGTCCCTGTGAACGACCTCGCCAACATCGCCGACAAGTTCTCTCGTAATGAGATTCTTTCGGCGAATGAGATCCGAGCGTTTATGGGTCTTCCTCCCTCAAAGGATCCGAAGGCCGACAAACTAGTCAACAGCAACATGCCACAACCAGAAGAACAAGAAGAAGAAACAGGGACTTAGTCTTTGGAAAGGAACAGTCAAAATGGAACCCGATTTTAGCGGATGGGCCACAAAGTCAGGCATCAAATGCACTGATGGTCGTACCATCATGTCCGGAGCTTTCAGCCATCAGGACCGAGGGCGAGTCCCGTTGGTGTGGCAGCACGGTCACTCAGATCCCGAGAACGTTCTCGGGCATGCGATTCTCGAGGAACGGAAAGAGGGTGTTTACGCTTACGGCTTCTTCAACAAGTCGGCCAAAGCTAAGCAGGCTCACGAACTTCTCGAGCACGGAGACATCAATGCGATGTCGATTTGGGCCAATCAACTCGTCGAACGAGCGCAGAGAGTCCTTCATGGAGCAATCCGTGAGGTCAGTCTGGTTCTCGCCGGCGCAAACCCAGGAGCTCTCATCGAGAATGTGACGATTCGTCATTCCGACGATTCGACAGACGTCCTCGATGATGAAGTGATCATCCACACAGGCCTCGAGCTTGAGCATGAGACCATGAAGGATGAGACGGAAGATGAACCCAAGGATGAGTCCACGGACGACTCCACACTCGATCACGCCGCCGGCGATGACGACAATGATGACGACTCGAACAATGACACGGTTCAAGACGTCTACGACTCACTGACGGACGAGCAAAAACAGGTCGTCCACTACATGATTGGCGAGGCTCTCGAGTCCGTCAAGCCCGACCTTCAGCAAGACAGTCTCGGCGAAGCCGACAACAAAGACAAGGACAATAACGAAATGGCTCATACAAACGTGTTCGAAAAGGCCAAGGGAGAGGGTGCTACCTCGCTGTTGGAAGGAACGGGCTCAGTTCTTTCCCACGCCGACATCAAGGCCATCATGGACGATGCGGACAAGATGGGGTCTCTCAAGGACGCCGTTGACAAGCACGCTATCGCCCACGGCATCGACGACATCGACACGCTTTTCCCCGAAGCTCGGGCCCTGGCCGATTCTCCGGAGTGGAACAAGCGTCGTACTGAGTGGGTGAACTCCGTTCTGACGGGTACTCGTAAGAGCCCGTTCAGCCGAGTGAAGACCTTGTCCGCCGACATCACGATGGATGAAGCACGGGCCAAGGGTTATGTGACTGGCGATCTGAAGAAGGAAGAATTCTTCAGCGTGTCCAAGCGCATCACTACCCCGACGACCATCTACAAGAAGCAGAAGCTTGATCGTGACGACATGATCGACATCACTGACTTCGATGTCGTGGCGTGGCTGAAGGCCGAAATGCGGATCATGCTCGACGAGGAACTCGCTCGCGCGGTTCTCATCGGTGATGGTCGTGACGTTTCTGCTGACGACAAGATCAACGAGCAGAACATCCGGCCCATTGCCAAGGATCACATCCTCTACACGACGTACATCACCGTCAACCTTCTTGACGCCACCTCGTCATATCGTGAGATCATCGACGCCCTCATCCTTAACCGCAAGGAGTACAAGGGCAGCGGGCTCCCGACGATGTACACGACGGAGACTGTCATCGCACAATTCATGCTGTTGAACGATGGTATGGATCGTCGTCTGTACCGCTCGCTTGACGAGCTGGCTGCAGAGCTTCGTGTTGCGGCGGTCGTTCCGGTCGAGGTCATGGAGGAAGATCCGAGCACGCTTGCGATCCTTGTTAATCTCAATGACTACGTCATCGGTGCTGACAAGGGCGGAAACGTCTCGATGTTCGACGATTTCGACATCGACTACAACCAGCAGAAGTACCTGATCGAGACCCGGGTTTCCGGTGCACTCGTGAAGCTGAAGAGCGCTCTGGTTGTGAAGGCTGCGGCTGCTGGTGCGGACACGCCTGTTGTCCCGGCTGCTCCGACCTATGATGCCGAGCTCGGACAGATCACAATCGTCAACACCACGGGAGTTGTCTACAAGGATAGCAGCGGAGCCGTTGTGACCAATGTTGGTTCTCCGTATGCCGTCCCGGCTGGTGAAGCTGAGACAATTACCGCAGAGGCTGCTGCCGGTCGTTACTTCGCCGTGTCGACCAACACCAGTTGGACGTTCCGCAACCGAGCCTGATCAAATAAGGGAGTTACGATGGCAAGATTTCATGACACAGTAGGGTACGGAGAAACACTGGAGACTCCGCCAAACTCTGGCATTTGGGTGGATCAGATGACCGAAGTCGAATATTTCGGCGACGTGATTCGGAACACCAGGAAGTTAGAGGCTGGAGAAGGCCTGAACAACGATATTTCGGTCGGTAACTCGATTAGTATCGTTGCAAGTCAATACGCCGTCGAACATTTCCATCTGATCAAGTACGTAAGATGGGCGGGGACTCTTTGGACTGTAACCAGTGTTGAAGTTCGGAGTCCCCGTCTTATCCTTAACCTCGGAAGTGTTTACAATGGCCCCACGCCTTGACCTCCATGCGATTTTGGTGGCGATTCTTGGGTCCAATAATGTATATTTCCAACCACCACCGACCGTGCAACTTCGATATCCGTGCATCATCTACAAAAGAGACGATGTGCAGACTGAATATGCAAACGACAAGCCGTACACCAGGACAAAGCGATATCAGATAACTGTTATCGATCCGAATCCTGACAGTGTGATCCACGAAGCTGTCGGAGAACTCTCTCTGAGTTCTTATGATCGTTTCTTCACGGCTGACAACCTCAACCACGACGTCTACAGACTTTTCTTTTAAGGAGAAAAAGACATGCCTCAACTCACATGGGACGCCATTGGCGACCGGTTCTACGAGACCGGCGTTGATCATGGTGTTCTTTACATCCCGGATGTTGCCGGGGTTTACACTACTGGCGTTTCTTGGAATGGACTCACGTCTGTTACCGAGACGCCTACTGGAGCGGAACCGACGGCTACCTATGCCGACAACATCAAGTACCTCAACCTGTTCTCCGCCGAGGAATTCGGGGCCACTATTGAGGCGTATACCTACCCGGACGAGTTCGCTCAGTTCGACGGCTTGGGCGTGCCTCAACCAGGGCTCACCATCGGACAGCAGGTTCGCAAAACCTTCGGTCTGTCGTACCGGACTCGTATCGGTAATGACCTCGAGGGCGATGACCACGGGTACAAGTTGCACCTCGTTTATGGTTGTCAGGCCAGCCCGTCTGAAAAGGCGTACAACACGGTCAACGACACCCCAGAAGCGATTACGTTTAGCTGGGAGGTCTCCACCACCCCGGCGCCGATCACTGGGTTCAGGCCTACTTCGCTGATCACCCTCGACTCCCGCACTGCCGATCCGACGAATCTCGCAGCGTTGGAAGTGCTTCTTTACGGAGCCGTTGCAGCGGAGGCTCAGCTTCCGACCCCTGACGCCGTGGTCACGTTGTTCGCTCCGTGATCAACTTTCGGCACTGATAGAGGAGAGCAGAGAATGCTTAAGCTACTTGTTACTGGAGAAGAAGTCTATAACGAAGAAACCGAAGAGTTCGGTAGTGTAAATGACTTCGTCCTTCACCTTGAACATTCTCTGCTCTCACTGTCAAAATGGGAGTCCAAATTTGAAAAACCGTTCCTCGGTTTAGAGACAAAAACTTCCAATGAGATTCTATGGTATGTGGACGCCATGATTCTCTCCCAGGTTTATCCAGAAAATTTGTGGGATCGAATTTCACAAAAGAACATGGATGACATCAATGAATACATCGAATCTAAACAATCGGCGACAACGTTTGGTGCGATGCCCACACACAAAACTCGTGGTAAACAAGAGACGATTACATCAGAATTGATTTACTACTGGATGGTCGCTTTCAATATCCCCTTCGAATGTGAGCAATGGCACCTGAATCGACTCTTCTCGTTGATCAGGATTTGCAACATCAAGAATTCGAAGCCTAGGAAGATGTCTCGAAATGATCTTGCTCAGCGAAATCGTGATCTCAACGCTCAGCGTAAAGCACAACTGAATACGACCGGTTAAGGAGGTTCTATGTCTGCTCTTTTATGGGATCGGCCCGAAGATCGAATTTACGAAACCGGTGTTGATCGAGGTGTTTTGTACTTTCCCGATGGTGGCGGCGTTTCTTGGAATGGTCTTTTGTCTGTTGATGAACAACCGTCAAGTACTGTCGAACCCGTTTACTTTGATGGCGTGAAGTACAACGACATTATCATTGCCGGGGATTACTCGGCGACACTCAAGGCATACACCTATCCCGATGAGTTTCTCGAATACGAAGGTATTCTTGAGGAGCAAGCTGGACTTTACATTGCCGATCAGCAACAGCGAATCTTTCACATGTCGTATCGTACGGCAGTTGGAGGAGGCGAAGAGGGCTATAAGATTCACCTTTTGTGGAACTTGACGGCGATCCCCTCAACGAAGAGTTATCAAACGCTCTCGTTGGAACCAGCTCCGTTGGAGTTTGAGTGGTCTATCACGTCAGTTCCAGAGCCGATCGATAACTACAGACCTACGTCTCACGTTATATTGGACAGTCGGAAATTAGATGCGTTTCTTCTTGAAGATATTGAATCTGTTTTATATGGACAAGACGCAGTAGGAGAAGATCCTGCGGTTGAGCCGACGATGCCGTCGCTCAAAGGATTTATCAGTTATGTCCGTAAGTGGAATCGTCTTATTATCACGGATAACGGTGACGGTACATGGACTGCAACGGCAATGCTTCCTGGTTTCATCGAGATGCTGGACGCAGTTACATTTGAGATCACAGCTGATACAGCTATATTTCTGGACGCAGACACTTACGAAATCAGCAGCACTGAAAAGAACGAGGAGGACATTTAATGGCTACTGTTACCGGCTTAACCGCCGCAAGAATGCAAGAGATCATCGACGCGACTGTTGTCAGCGCACACATCACTGGTGACGATCTCATTCTCGTGCTTCATGATGCCACTGAGGTCAACGCAGGTGACGTGCGAGGTCCGATCGGGCCGCAAGGACCAGCCGGCGATGTTGGCGATATCAAGACAAGTATTCGTTCTTCGATTCCAGGGTACCTTATTCTGAATGGCCAAGCGATTGCAGGCGCTAATGTTTCGTATGCCGATCTGTGGGCCGTCGCTCCACCAGCTTGGAAGTTCGGGACAACTTTAACTCTTCCTGACATGACCAACCGTATCACCGAAGGCGGCGGAACAGTTGGGGCAGTAACAGGCTCGAATACAAGTGTGATAACTGGCGCAAATTTACCGCCGCATGCTCACGCTGGTCCAGCTCATACACATACAATTGACCATGACCACCCGCAGGTTGCATCCAGCGACCGATCAGCAGCGCACGTTCATTCGATCGCGCATGATCATCCAAATTTCGTGACAGCATTGGGTGGTGGCCACGATCACCAAAGCAAGTTTGTTGCACATCAGGCTGGTACTGGTGCAGGAAGATTCTTGGCTCTCGATCAAGGAGAGGCTGGATTCAGTTTTATTGGGTCGACGACGTTCCCTGGTGGTGGCAATCATCAACACAATGTTGATGTACCATTCTTCTCTGGTAACTCTGGTGGAGAAAACGTTGGCCATTATCACAATGTTGATATTCCGAACTACATCGGTTCTTCTGGTGCTGCAACAGCTGCCAATACTGGTAACGGCCCTGGCACATCAACTCCAGTCAATGTCGAACAAGCAGCTCTGAGAGTCAACTACTTCATCCGATACTGAGCTTGTTTAGGAGTAAATATGATCCGAGTTAGCTCCGCCGGAGATTTCAGGAAAACAAGGTCCTTTCTAGAGAACGCTAAAAAGAAATCCTTACTTTCCGACCTCGACCGATACGGTCGACTTGGTGTAGAAGCTTTAGCGGCGGCAACCCCAAGGGACAGCGGTGAAACAGCTCAATCTTGGACATATACCGTCAATAATAGCAAGGGTAGTACAACGATTTCCTGGGACAATACCCACACTCCTTACGGAGCTAAAGTAGCGATCCTTATTCAGTATGGGCACGGAACCGGAACCGGCGGATACGTTGTTGAGAACGACTATATTAACCCGGCGTTAAGGCCTATATTCGATCAGATCGCACAAGATGTATGGAGGAAGGTGACAAGTGGCTAGTATTGACAATCGCATTGTTCAAATGCAGTTTGACAACGCCGCTTTTGAGCGTAAGTTGTCAACCACAGTCCAAAGTATTGACAAACTGAACGCAACGCTTTCGAACGCAGGGGCCAAAAACGGACTCCAAAACGTAGCTGATTCTGTCAAAAACTTCTCTCTTGGGAGTTTGTCTGCGTCTATCGATGGAATCAGTGGACGATTCCTTGCTATGTCTACTATTGCCATCACAGCGCTTTCGAACATTGTAAACCGAGCTGTAACAGCTGGTATTCAGATGACAAAGGCACTGAGTTTGGATCAGGTTACTGGTGGCTTCGGTGAGTACGAGCTCCAGATTGGATCGATTCAGACAATCCTGGCCAACACCTCCGCAGATGGTACGAACCTCGAGCAGGTAAGTGCTGCTTTGGACCAGCTGAACACGTACGCCGACCAGACGATCTACAACTTCGCTGACATGACCAGGAGCATTGGCACCTTTACGGCAGCCGGTGTGGGTCTGGATTTGTCTGTTCAGTCGATCAAGGGTATCGCCAACTTGGCCGCTATATCCGGGTCGACATCTGAACAAGCGTCGACAGCGATGTATCAGCTATCTCAAGCAATCTCAACAGGCTCCGTACGCTTGATGGACTGGAACTCGGTTGTCAACGCTGGTATGGGCGGTGAGGTTTTCCAGAAAGCTCTGTTTGCAACCGGACAAGCAATGGGGACGATCACTAACTCCCCGATGGGTCAGACATTCGAAGAATGGACCGCCGCAGGTAACATCTTCCGTACGTCTCTCGATGAGGGCTGGTTGACCGCCGAAGTTCTGACAACAACTCTTCAGGGGTTCACTGGAGAGATGACAGAAGCACAGCTGACCGCACTTGGATTCTCTCAGCAACAAGCTGCAGAAATGATCAGGCTTGGTGAGCTTGGCGTTGACTCAGCGACAAAGGTAAGAACCCTTTCACAGTTGATGACCACAGTCAAAGAATCGATCAGTTCTGGCTGGGCCTCGTCGTTCAGATTGATATTTGGCGACTTTGATGAAGCAACTGAGCTCTTTACCGGTATGAGCAATGCTCTCGGTGAGATGTTCGGTAATTCTGCCAATGCTCGAAATGCTCTCCTTCAGGGCTGGGCTGACATGGGCGGTCGTGTTCTCATCATTGAAGGATTGAAGAACGCTTGGTACGCACTTGGTAACATAGTAAGGCCGATTAAGGACGCCTTCAGGGATATTTTCCCGGCAAAAACGTCCGGAGACCTCCTGTCTTTGAGTGTAAGGTTTCACGAGTTCACCGAAAGCCTCATTATAAGTCAACCAACTATTGACAAAGTGCGTGCTGTATTCCGAGGTCTATTCAGTGCTTTGGAGATTGGCTGGACTGTAATCAAAGAAGGAGTCGGGTTCATCAAGGACCTCTTCTCGAGCTTTACCGCAGGCAGCGGTAGTGCTATATTTGACTTCCTTAAGCGCCTTGGTGATATGCTCACATATCTCAATGTATCTCTGATTCTCGAAGGTGGTATCGCAGCTTTCTTTGACGACCTGGCAGCAAAAATTCAACCAGCAGTCGTGTGGCTCAAGGCCGCCGTTGCAGCCGTAATCGAGTTCGTCAAGGGTCTCGATGTTATCGAGAAGGCGAAAGCGGTCCTCGAGTTCATCAAGGGACTTGGGTCCGCAGTCAAAGATTTCTTCAGTGATCTCAGAGGCGGCGGATTGGATGCTGCCGGTGATGCTGTCGGTAGTTTCAGCGATAAATTCGCAGGACTCAGAGAACGTTTAGGACAAGTTGGTAACATTTGGGAGCCGCTCAAGAAGGCTCTCGGTGGAATCGGCGATATTCTCGACAACGTTTGGGACACTCTGAAAGATTGGTTCGGAGGTCTTGGGGAAGCACTCGCTGGTGTCTTCTCTACAGGAGATTTTGATTCTACGCTTGACACGATCAATACTGGTCTATTCGGAGGCATTCTGCTTCTCATAGCGAAGTTCTTGAAGGGCGGAATAAACTTCGATTTCGGTGGTGGATTCTTCAAGAATATTTCGGATGTTTTAGGCGAGCTTTCAGGAACGCTCAAAGCAATGCAGATGGATTTGAAGGCTAATGCTCTGCTGAAAATCGCAGGCGCAATCGGTATTCTTGCTGTCTCGTTGATTCTTCTGGCCACAATGGACTCCGAAGCGCTTACAAGAGCACTTACTGCTATGGGTGTAGGCTTTGGGCAGTTGGTTGCTGTAATCGGGCTTCTTGACCAAATCATAACCGGTCCGAGACAAGCGGCGTCAATCGCTCTTGTTGCCGGCTCTCTTATTCTTCTCGCTGGATCAGTGTTGATCCTTTCTGTAGCGATGAAATTGTTATCGACTATGAGTTGGGAAGAGCTGTCCAAGGGACTAGTCGGTGTCGGAGGAGCATTGCTTCTCCTTGTCGGTGCTGCGTTTATATTGTCGAAGACGAGTGGAAGCATGATCCGCATTGGTATTGGTCTCATGGCTGTTGCCCTCGCTTTAGGCATTATGGCTGGAGCTGTGAAGCTGTTTTCCATGATGGAGTGGGATGAATTGCTCAAGGGACTCGCTGGCGTCGGAGGAGCACTTGTTGCCTTAGCTATAGGTATGAACCTCATGCCAAAGGGAATGCTGGCGCAAGGCGCGGGTCTTATTCTTGTTGGTGCGGCTCTCAACATCATCGTGCTTGCTGTGAAATCATTCGCAGATATGTCATGGAAAGATATGGCAAAAGGACTCGTTGGAGTTTCCGGTGCTTTAGTTGGCATTGGTATTGCTATGCGTCTGATGCCGGCAACGATGCCTTTGATTGGTCTCGGACTTCTCATGGTCAGTGGAGCTCTGTTGATCATCGGTAAAGCAATGGAGAACATTTCTCAACTCTCATGGGGAGAAATTGCTAAAGGCTTAGTTGGTATCTCAGGAGCATTAATTGGTATCGGCATTGCAATGGCTATTGCATCTCAAGGACTTCTTGGAGCTGCAGCATTGACCGTTATGGTCTTTGCTATTCGCATGCTTGTAGATGTCCTAAAGGATGTGTCTGCGTTGTCTTGGGGCGATCTGCTCAAGGGGTTCGTCGCTATTGCTGGCGGTCTCGCCGTTCTGGGTCTCGCTGCTTTGGCGTTGTCTCCAGTTCTCCCGTCGTTGTTCCTCCTTGGAGCAGCTTTGACACTTATTGGCGCAGGATTCGCTCTGTTTGGCGCAGGCGTTATGGCAGTGGCCAAGGGCTTTGAGATATTGGCGAGAGTCGGTAAAGCCGGAGCGAAAGCTATCGGCGATGCTATGAAGGCTGTCGCTGAGAATCTTCCAGAATTCTTGAAGTCCATTGCCAAAGGCGTAACTGAGATGATTCAGGAATTCCTGAAGGGCATGGGCCCGGTCATAGAAGAGCTCGGAATAGTTGTCGGCAAGATTCTGGACGCGCTCATTGATCTCGTTCCGAAAGCGGCTGAGCTTGTCAGAACCTTAGTCACAGAGATGCTCTCGACGATCCGAGAACTGTTCCCGCAATTTGTGGAGACGGGATTCGAACTCATCACTGCATTCCTGACGGGAGTCCGAGACAACATTGGAGAGATTGTTACACTCGTGGCCGACATCATCACGAATTTCTTGGACGCTATGACGGTCAAGATTCCTGAAGTGATCGACTCGATGTACAACTTCTTCGTCGCTGTGATCGAAGGCGTTGCCGCCAAGCTTGTTGACGTTGGCCAAATTCTGGTACCGAAGGGCCTCGAATTAATCCAAGGTCTACTCAAGGGACTGGACGATAGCAAAGACGAGATCGGGAACTTCTTCCTAAGACTACCAGGATTGATTCTTGGTTGGATTGGGAATGCGTTAACGTGGCTTGTCAGCACTGGTGTTGATCTTATTGCCGGATTGTACAACGCTGCATCGGATTTTGTCACAGGAACTCTTGTTCCATGGCTAAGCGATTTGCCTGGGAACATGTTCTCATGGATTGGAGACACGATTTCTACGTTGTCTGTTCGTGGCACGAATCTTATTATTGGGTTCTTAAATGCCGCAAGCAGCTATGTAACGTCGAGTCTTATCCCTTGGCTTGGCTCTCTACCAGGAAAGATGTTCTCATGGATTGGGGACACGATTTCTACGTTGTCTGTTCGTGGTACGAATCTTATTATTGGGTTCTTAAATGCTGCGAGTAGTTACGTGAGCTCAAGTCTTATTCCTTGGCTTGGTTCTCTACCAGGTAAGATATTCGGTTGGGTTGGGGACACAATTGGTACTCTTGGCCTTAGAGGTGCAAACCTTATCGTAGGTCTTTTGAATGGAATCATTGGGTCGATTAACTCGAATTTAATTCCGTGGTTAAGCGGAATGCCTGGAAAAATTGTGGACTGGGTCAACCTTAGTAACCACACTTTATTCCAAATTGGTAAAGATCTGATTCAAGGACTATGGAATGGTATAAAGACTGTTTGGGACCAGATGACTGGATGGGTAGGTAACGCTGCTGGTGGTGTTACGAATATTCTGAGAAAAGTTTGGGATCTTTTCTCACCGTCCAGAGTTACGATGGAAATCGGAGAATACCTCGTCGAAGGTCTTTATATTGGTATGAAAGACCAGTGGAAAACGGTTGATAAATGGTTGAACAATCTCGATCCTGTAACCGCAATGCAGAGTTATTCTGATAGAATGGTCAGTGTTATAACTCAAGCAGCTAGCAGTTTGGATGGAATGTCCGAGTTCAACCCGACCATTACGCCGGTGTTGGACTTGACGTTGGTTCGGAACGGTGCGAAAGCATTATCCGGAATGCTTCCGGTGAACTCGTCGTATCTTCAGGCAGCAGGAATTGCTTCCACGTCACGACCGATTGAGGATCCGACAGCGTTGTCGAATGCTCAGACCGGACCGTCAGAAATCAAGTTCGAGCAGATCATCAACGCACCTAAGCAGCTTTCCACCGGGGATATTTACAAGAATACTCGTAATCAAATTGCATTGGCTAAAGAGGAGTTGAGTATCCCATGAAACTAACCAGTGTTAGTGTACTCTCGAACGAGACAGAAGGCATTCGGTTCGACCTTCGAAATGTGGAGTCCCAATCTCCATACATGGTACGAACCATAATCGGTCTGGATGCGGAAGAACTCATTTCGAAATTTTACGGATTCAGCAAAGACGGCACAAAGAAATTCCATGACTTCAAGATGAAGCCTAGAGACATTGTGATGCGAATTGTGTTGAACCCTCGGTATAACATAGATGAGTCTACTTCGTATATTCGGGATTCTTTGTACAAGATGATCTCGGCAACGAGATCTGGTGAGCTTGAGTTGCAGTTTAACTCTGGCGCTTCGACGGTTGCTCGGATTTATGGTCGCATGACCAAGTTCGAGGTTCCATATTTCTCGAAGACGCCAGAGCTGCAAATCACAATTCACTGTGAAGTATCAATGTTCAGGGGCATCAATCCTGTCGTGATGGGTCCGGGAGATCTGTCAGCAGGCACTAACATCACAGTGCCTGACAGTTTGTCGACTGCGCCACATGGTTGCACTATGTGGATGACACTAGACGCTACGCTCAGCACCTTAGTAATTGCTGATCAGAACCCAAATCCAGAATGGGAATTCCTCGTGGTGCCTGAGTCGGACTTCATTGCTGGAGACCAAATCATACTGGTAAGCGATTTTAACGATCGCCAACTATTCATGATTCGAGGGGCTGTGGTGACACACCTCTTAGATCGGATAGATCCAGAGTCAGTTTGGCCGATCATATTCCCAGGCAACAATGAGTTCTACTTCCCAGGAGCTGCTTCATTCTCCTGGGCTGGGATCTCGTATTTCCCAGCGTACTGGGGTGTGTAGTCATGGAGTTGTTCAAGTACAACAACCCAAATCTCTTCCTCAATGGAGAAGCGGTTAAAGGTTGGGACTCGCTCCGATGGGTTGAACGATACCGAGATCCTGGTGAATTCGAGATTGTAGCCAGACTTAGTTCTGGTCTCAGGACGTCTTTACCAGAAGGATCTTTGATATCTCATTTAAGAACCTTTGATATAATGATCGTCGAGAGTCACCAAATTACCGAAGAGGATGACACAGACCCGTTAATCACAATTACGGGTCGTACTCTTGAGGTTGTTCTAGAGGAGAGGATCATAGGCCAGAACTGGAACTGGGCAGTACCACCAGCCGACCTGAACGCATCTGCTTATAATCTTGTCGCAGAGTACACATGGGCACAAGCTGAGAAGATGATTAATGATCATATTCGAACTGGACAAGTTATCATGCCTGGAGACGCCATTCCGTTTATTCTTGGCGCATACGATATGGGCGCAGCGGTGGGCATTAGTGAGGCAAGAACGATCAAACGCGGAAACGTCTTAGAGCGGATAAAAGAAGTACTTGAGATAGAGGATCTTGGCATTAAGGTAGTGAGACGACATAATTTTGATCTGCCATACCCTGATTTCCCGACTTTATTACTAATTCATGCCGGTGTAGACAAACGTAACAGCGTTGTGTTCTCAACTGAGAATGGTGATATCGATGCTGCGGATTACCTGTGGTCGATTAAGAAATTGAAGACATCAGCTCTGGTAACAGGGAAGTTTGTCGAGACGATGGTGCACGGTCCAGAGACAGGACTCGAAAGACGCGTAATGCTTGTGGACGCCAGCGATTTGGATGGCTCTCTCGAGACAATCCCGACTGGTGGTGATTTGACGGCGATACGTGCACAGATGGCTGTTCGAGGCGCACAAGCTTTGACAGCCCAGAAACAAGTTGCGCTTTCACGAATCGATATGTCAGATGTCCCGACGCATCAATACCGCGTTGACTACAACATTGGAGACATTGTCTCTATTGATGGCAGTTATGGCCCTGTGGCCTCAATGCGGGTAGTTGAGTACGCCGAGATTGAAGATGAGAATGGTGTAAGCGCCCAACCAACCCTGGAATTTCTTCCTTAAGGAGTAATTATGAAAGTAACAAATACGGTTGACACCGCAGGAGCCGAGACTGTTGTTCTCACGCCTCAGGTGTACAACTTCATCAAGAAGCTCGTGCAGATCGTTCTGCCGGCGTTCTCTGTTCTATATCTTGGTCTCTCCGAACTTTGGGGGTTCCCTGCAGCAGAGAAAGTTGTAGGTAGCGTTGCGCTTCTCACTACCTTCTTGGGTGTGCTCATTGGAATCACAGGAGCTCGTTACGCATCATCTGATGCTGGTACAAGCGGTGAGTTTGTTGTGACCGAAGATGGTGGAGGTGCTTCTGGTTATCGACTTGTGCTGAACGCCGACCCCGAACAACTTGCCAATCAAGAGAAGATCACGTTCAAAGTTCACAAAGTCGCAGCATGAACAAAGAGAGTCTTGAGCAGGCTGACAAAGAGCTGCACAGATTTCTACGTCGAGGCGTTCTATTTGCCACGTTGATTCCAGTGATCTACGTGGTTGGTCTCTACATCAAGTAGTCGCACGAACTACAGGCCCTATAATGAGAAACACTACGAAAGGGTAATCATGTTCGGCATAAACCGAAGGAATGAGCACGCCAAGTACGACGAACCGATTGACAAGGTTCTGGACGAGTTGCGCGAATACAGCGTGGATGCGAGTGAGTTCGCAGCAGCAATGGACTATCTGGACAGGCTGACGAAGATGAAGGTTTTAACGAGCCAAGATCGAGTTAGCCCAGATACGATGGCCATGGTTCTGGGGAACTTGTTCGGCATCCTCGTGATCGTCGCATACGAACAGAGGCATGTCATGACGTCGAAGGCAATGGGGTTCATTCTCAGAGCGAAATAGCCGTTCACACTAACCGAGTGTGTAACGAAGGCAGAGAGGCTACATAGGACTAACAATCCGTGTGGCCTCTCTGTTTGTCCTCGCATATTTTACAAGTGCTACTAAAATTTTGCCTTTTTAGAAAAAAACTAGTGTCTGTGGTTCGCTCTAAGCGTTGTTCAGATGCCAAATGGTATCTTTATACCGGAATAGGGGGTAAACGTCTCAGAACGAAGCAGAAGGGCCAATTCGTGTAAAATAGGCCTTTTTGACCCAAAAATTGCCCGGGAGGAAGATTCCCACAAACAATTCGCATAAATTACAGGGCTTATAATGAGGAATACTACAAGGAGATAATAATGTTTAATCGAAAGATTCAGATTGGCCTTGTCAAGCCCCCGAAGTCGCAGGACAGTGAAAACACACCGCGCGAAACATTCGCCCAGAAAATGAACGTCACATCGTTCCATTTGAAGGCAGTGGTTCGCAACGTTGCAATCGCAGTTGCTGCCTTCGTGGTGCTGGACACGGTCCGTCAGGTAATGATCGAGAACGCAAAGAACCCACAAGCGTAAACCACAGGAGAGAGCACACGAGTGCTTTCTCTTTCTCCTCGCATATCTGACAAGCCCTGTAATGAGAAGTAATGAACGAAAGGATTCTTATAAATGAACGAAAAGCAAAAGATCATCGCCCTTATGGGTGTGATGACGGCAAGCTACGTTGCCATGAAATACGCTGAACTCAATTGGAAAATTGGGAAAGTCAATGACACGGTACAAAAGCTGGTCGATATTCACAACAAGAGCGTGATCGATGAACAATTCGTCGGCATTGTGAAGAACAACTACGACGGAAAATACTGATCAATTAGCTCAAGCCCAACAATGGGTTTGAGTTTTGTCGCAAAAATTACAACCCTTATAATAGGAGGAAACGAAATGAAACAAGGAATTGAAAAGCTCAAGCGGAAGTTCAACGAAGATCCCGTGACGACCATCATCGTCGGCACGTTAGCAGTTACAGCTGCAGCGAAGCTGATCGATGCGATGAGTGCGGCACAGGGTCGTCGGGCTTACGCACGGCAGATCGACTACAAAGTCAATCACCGTTAACCCAACTGAGAAAGACACAGCGTTGTGCCTTTCTCTTTGTCTCCTCGCAGGAATTACTAGGGCTATAGTGAGAAGAAGGTTCTAACAGAACACGGAGATCAATCGCTAACTACCAACGAGGCTGGTAGCAATACAGTTGATCTTGGCCCAGCTTCTCATTTTTTTCTTTCAACAAACAAGGAGCAATAATGAATAAGTTAGCTATAGCTTTGGCTTTGGCGTTTGCGGCAATGATCACGTTCGTGATCTTGTCGCTTGACAATGGTGCACGTCCTACGATCGAGGAAGACGAGCAAGCGCAAGAAGACTGGCGAGAACTTTCCCCTGAGGAGAAAGATCTCATTTGTGACGTATTCCTCATGGTCGATGATCATGCGGAGGCGTTCGAATTGATGCAAGATGGTGAAGTACGAGACAGTGCTGGTCTGACTCTCGCCAAGATCGACATCATGGAACGGGAATGTCGATGAACATCAAAGGACACATCAAGAAGCACAAGCGTGTCTACATTGCTTGTGGATCATGTCTTGTGATCGGGGTCATCCTCGGTCGAAACGATAAGGGAAGTATGCAAAGCGTCAGGCAGATCGGATTCCGGAATGAATCGAACCAGATGATCATCAATTTGGTAGAGAAGTCCACGCCAAGTAAACCCGTGCATCTTGTCGGTACTAATTTGTATTTCGACAGTTTACACGATGCAGCGAGAAAGACGGGCCATAGTCTTAGCAGCATTTCGAAGAATGTCAATGGGCATATCGCGAATGTACATGGAGATATCTTCGAAACTCTTCAACCCGCATAGCTCGCAAGAAAAACAAGCCCTGTAATGAGAAGATATTTGGATCACCCTGTTAGGGGAGATTTGCATGGCCACCCTGTTAGGGGAGACCGGCTCAGCCACCGTTATGCGGAGACTGACAAGTATCTTCTCATTTTCTTTTCAGCATCTAATCAAGGAGAATAATGTATACTAACCGATACCCAAGGCGGTACGGCGCCATGAACTTCATTGTGGACGTCCTCATGACGATCTTCACATGCGGGTTCTGGCTAATTTGGATATATGTAAGGGAAATGAGGCAATAATGAGAGTTACATGCAAGCATTGCGGGTGGTTTGACAAAGCTAGTCGAGACCTAGACGCAAAGGCGTCTGCTGAGCATCACTATCGAAAGCATCACCTTCCGATACAAGAGAAAGAATTTCCTGTTCAACACATTCTTAATAAGCATTTCGTATTTGAGTCAGGAGCAAACGCGTGATTCACAAGACTGACAAGGAACTGTGTCTGCAGTTTGGCTTCAAGACCAGCCAGATCCGAAGCGGCTATGTCTACAAGAATCTGTGGTGGTCATTCGATTATGACAGGACGTCCTTCGGCTACGGTGATCTGAATCAGGGGGATCTGCATAATATCTACAAGTGGCTGAGCAAGCCAGAGAATCAGACAAAGGTATTTACTGGTTGGAACGAACATCACGGATCGGATTGGCAGCAGACCGACGTGCCTATGGTGCGTATCTCATATGCTGCCGGCGTAACACGTCCGCATATGGCTGCTATGGAAGCAAGGGTGGGTTTCAGTGAAGTTGGTTAATACCATCCTGCACACGGTGAAGAAGAATTCAACGACGATTCTGTCTTCGACGGCTATATCCGGAGTTGCAGCCACCGCGTTTTTGACTGGCAAAGCAGCAGTCAACGCCCACGAAGAACTGTTTGGCCATCGAGATGAGCCACTAAAAGAACAGGCGAAGCGTGTCTGGAAACTCTATATTCCAGCGATTGCTTCAGGAGTAGTAACTTCTGCATGCATTATCGGCATTGCGAAGGTCGGTAACAAGCGGGCAATGGCGGCACAAGCAGCCTTCGTCTTGACCGAACGTGCATATTCCGAATACCGAGACAAGGTCATCGAGGAATTCGGTGAGAAGAAGGACGAAAAGATCAGAGCGTCCATTGCCCAGGATCGAGTGCGAGCGAATCCGCCATCGTCAGAGGTCGTGATCGTTGGTCCGGGCAACGTGCTTTGTTGTGAGTTGTACACAGGTCGATATTTCCAGAGTGACATGGAGTCGCTTCGAAAGGCTCAGAACGAACTCAACGCAATGCTTCTGAGACAGGATTGGGTGTCATTCGAAGAATGGTACTACATGATTAGTCTTCAACCGACAGAGTTCTCCTCTGACTACGGTTGGAACTCAGACAAACTCATGGAGTTGGAGTTTTCGACAGTATTGGCAGAAGACGGACGTCCATGCCTTTCGTTCAACTACAACTACCATCGACCGTTATACGACGGCGTGCGATAGATATTCAATAAAGGAAGTAATGAGTAAGGTTCAGTCCGTTAAACAACACCTGCGAGAGCACAAAATTACATATTCTTGTGTCGCTACAGGAGTTGTAGTCGCAGGAATTACTGTGCTTATAATGAGAGGGCGACACGCCGGAGTAGGCGATGCCGCTTCGGATGGACTTGAAAAAGTTACCGTGCGCCCTCTTTCAATTTTGTCTAACAAACAAACCGTTGTCACTGTTATCCAACGAGAAGGCCGAGGCCATCCGGGCTATATTATTCGTTGTTTGGAAACAGGCGATTTCTTTCTGTCTCAAGGAGAAGCGGCAACGAACTTTGGTATTCACAAAACGGTTATGTCAAGACATCTCAATGGTATCCTTGATAATGCTGGTGGGTATCATTTCGAAAGACTTGGTTTTCTCGACTAGCTCGCAAGAAAAACAAGCCCTGTAATGAGATACTACTCAAGGAGAAGACAATGGAAGATACAGTCGAAGTCACACACGCCCCCGTTGTGCCATCCCTGAAGGACAGGTTCGCCGTCACCGTTATCAGCGCAATCGCTGGTTTGGTGGTGGGCACCCTCGTCGAGAAGGGGTACTACAGCGCAAAGGCGCGTGCACAGACCATCAACACCACTGCGAACGAGCAGTAGTAAGAGAGAAGGCCCCCACAAGGGCTTTCTCTTTGTCCAATTCAATTAAAAGGAAAGAAAAATGCTCAAGCGACCAATTACATACACGGATTTCGACGACAACGAGGTTACTGAAACTTTCTACTTCAACCTCATGAAGTCTGAGATCGTCAAACTAGAGCTCGGCCACGACGGTGGGCTCGACGGTTGGATCAAGAAGGTCTCCAAGACCCAGGACAACGAAGCCATCTACGAAGAGTTCAAGCGAATCGTCTTGCTTTCGTACGGTGAGAAGTCTGAAGATGGGAAGCGGTTCATCAAATCCCCTGAAGCTCGTGAAGCATTTTCACAAACGGCGGCGTTCGATTCGCTTCTGATTGAGATGATGTCGAACCAAGACGTTCTTGTCACGTTCGTCAAGGGTATCATGCCAAAGGACATGCAGGAAGCGATCGCTCAGGCTGACAAAACTGCGCTTCTCACGCCTCCGAATATTCAGCCGGCAGAGAATCTCCGTTCCCAACAGGGATCTGAGTGGGGTCTCGGCGTTCAAGGACCGGTTGGACCACAGACTACCCCTGGTGGATTTGACCATGGAGCTGGTCCTCAAGGACCGTCAACCGCGTTCGTGCCACAAGTTGCGCCTCCTGGCGTGACTCTTGTGCCTCGCTCTGATGCAGGAATGGAGGGTTGATGCCCGACGAACGTGATCCACTCAAGTATCAAAGCACCCACGGCAATAGCCATAAGCAAAAAGAGAAGGCAGAAGCTCTGGCTAACAAGACCATCGAAAAGGTTGTGACTGGAGAAGTCGTTCAAAAGAAGAAGTCTGTTGGGCAGAAGTTCAAGGGCATTTTCTTTGGAGGAGAGCTCAAAGGAGCGGCAAGGTATATCGCAGCAGATGTGCTTTTGCCGGCTCTTCGGAATTTGCTCGTGGACACAACGTCCAAAGGCATCGAGCGAGTGGTCTACGGTGAATCGTCGGCTCAGCGCCGCCGGACGGTGGGCTACGGGTCTCGAATCCAGTACAACAACCCAATAGCTCGGCGAGATCATGCATATTTGCCAAACCAGCCTGCGCATTCAACAATGCGACAGGTACGAAGGGATACGAACGAATTCGTTCTTGCATCGAGAGAAGAAGCTGAGCTAGTGCTCGAGCGTCTTAATGACATCGTTGACAAGTACGAGATCGCATCTTTGGCAGATCTTTACCAACTGATGGGTCTGCCCACATCAGCAATCGACAACAAATGGGGTTGGATCAGTTTGGTCAACGCCGAGATCAGGCAAGCCCGTGACGGGTATGTGCTTGACCTTCCACCAACAGAGGAAATCTGAATGAATATTAAAAATGCAATTACGAAGAAGCTCGCAACCTCGAGTTTCAAGCTCAAGCAGAACTCCCCCCACATCTTGTTTGTTGGGGGTATCGGGTGCGTCATCGCCGGCACTGTTTTGGCGTGCAAGGCCACGCTGAAAGTCGAGCCGCTTCTCGACGAAGTTAAGGAAGACATCAATGCCGTCAAGAACGAGCTTGTTGATCAGCCCAGTCACCAGCGAGATGTTGCATACACGTATGCACGAAGCGCAGCGTTGATTACCAAGCCTTATATTCCGGCGTTGATCGTTGGTGGAGCTGGTATTGCGGCGTTGACTGGAGCCCACGTTCAGCTCACCCGTCGTAACACGGCTTTGACCGTCGGCTACGCCGCTCTGCACAAGGCATATTCTGAGTACCGTGCTCGTGTCCGTGAGGAACTGGGTGAGGAGAAGGAACGAGACCTATATCTTGGCATGACTGAGGAAACGGTTGTCGGAGAAGACGGTAAGAAGCAGGTTGTGAAGGTCGTTGACCCGAACAAGACGTCTGAGTACGCTCGATTCTTCGATCAGGGGTGTCCTGCTTGGAAGAAGAATGCGGAAATGAACCGTCTTTTCATTCAGTGCCAGCAGAACTATGCAAACCAGCGCCTACTTGCTCGTGGGTATTTGTTCCTGAATGAAGTCTACGATTCGTTGGGGCTCGATATTTCTGCAGCAGGTCAGAATGTCGGATGGTTTCTGAACGGTGATGGCGATAACTTTGTGGACTTCGGCATGTTCGAGGTCCGCAATTCCGATTTCATCAACGGTAACGAACCGACTATTCTGCTCGATTTTAACGTCGACGGCCTCATCATCGACAAGATCTAGGAAGGAATCATGAACGAACGAATTTGGAACGTTCTCCGACACCCTGTGACCAAGTATTCAGCTACAACTGTTATAGGTTTCACCGCTGGAATGATGGCCGGTTATTGGCGAACGAAGTCTCAGTACGATCGGATCGAGAAGAGTCTTGAGTATGTCAATTCTCAGACAGACCAGATCGAGCTCGAGATTGGATCTAGTCAAATCGAACTGGACTACGAGAAGGCCGAGATGCTTTCTGAGTTCAACAAGACAATCGGGCAGGTAAAGATGGTTGCTGACCAATTGAAGGCGGCAGGAGAAGATATGCTCGAAGGTGTTGAATATCTGACAGCGAAGACTATCACCAAGGCTCAAGGCTACGACGATGCGAATGTGTTCGACGAACAAGCAGTCGAATCGTTGCGGGAGGATCACCCATCGTTTTCATCAAAGAGACGACCTCTTCGATCAGTTAGGGACGAAGGAGAGCCTATGGGGCATATCACAAGTATGTCTCGTGACGAAGATGGAAACATTTTGGTCAAGGGCGAGATTTTGGAGTCTGTAGCTTTGATGTCAGAGGAAGAAATTCAACATCGCGTTGCGAATAGAGTCAATGTCTTCGACTCTGCCGGAGATGAGTGGGACTACAAGGAAGAACTGGAATCTCGACGGGACGACAGACCGTACATTATTCACGTTGACGAATTCGTCAACGATGAAAGTGGCTGGGACTCACAGTCCACGTTGACTTGGTACGAGAAGGACCAGATTCTGACTGACTCCCACGACACTCCGATCTATGACCCTGTGTCTACGGTCGGAGAGCTCAGGTTCGGACACGGTTCACAAGACCCGAACATCGTTTATATTCGTAATACGAGGCTGCAGGCTGAGTACGAAGTCTTGAGGGACGAAGGTTCCTATCAAGAGATCGTGCTCGGAGAGAAAATTGAAGAGCAAGGACGTTCTTCAGATCTCAAACATTCGCAGCATCGTCGATTCCGGGACGACTAACCGTGGACGAGCCACTGGAGAATCTGTACTTCAACTGGCTCTGTGCAAAAGTATTTCACATTGAAGTTCCAACTCCGTCTTTGACTTATTGGCGTTTGTTCAAAATTCTACACAGTACGGAATACGTGTGGTTGATTTCGGGCGACGATAATAGGGCCGAAGACGGGTTGGAACTTCGTGAAGAGTTTCTACTCGAATCAAATTTTCCAGGTGATCCGCTTTGGCATGATACTGGATGCTCTATATTTGAAATGCTTATTGCTTTCGCACGTAGAGCTGAGTTCAATGCCGGAGAGAGCCTAGCCTTTTGGTTTTGGCATTTAGTGACTAACCTTGATCTACAAGAGGTAAACGATGCGTCGTATGTATCAGACGAGGAAATCGACAAGATTCTATATGAGTTTGTTTGGAGGATGTACGACGACCACGGTCGTGGAGGGCTTTTCCCCATGAGCAATCCTGATCATAATCAGAAAGAAGTCGAGGTCTGGTATCAGTTTTGTGAGTACTTGGTTGATATAAACTGGCCACTTTAGAAAGGGGGCTCCATTGGATTTCTATTCAATTCGTGTTAATCGCGAGAAAGATGGAACCCATACCGTCTATGTCGAGTGGCATGTCAACAGGCGGATCACAGACCTTCTTGTCAACCACAATTCGTTCCAGGCGATCTGGGATGAAGCGGCTGGCATGTGGTCAACGGATGAGTATGACGTACAGCGGTTGGTCGACAGCGATCTTCATAAGTTCAATGCCGAGTACGTGGACAAGACTGGCGCAATCACATTCGTTCGATATTTGACAAACTGGGCCTCTGGGGCTTGGTCTGGGTTTCAACGTTTCGTTCAAACGTTGCCAGAGAATCGAAAGGATCTCGATGCCAAACTCATATTCCAAAACACCGAAATCGTCAAAAGCGATTACGCAACAAAGCGACTTCCTTACTCACTTGAGCCTGGAAGCTATGAAGCATGGGATGAAATCGTTGGCACTTTATATTCCGAGACAGAGCGGGCGAAGATTGAGTGGGCCATTGGAGCGATTGTTGCTGGCGACTCTGTATCCATCCAAAAGTTTCTCGTATTCTACGGAAAACCAGGAAGCGGAAAAAGCACGGTTCTCGATATTATCGGACAGCTTTTCAAGGGATACACAACAATCTTCGACGCAAAGGCGCTAACAGGAAACAACAGCGCTTTCTCAACAGCCCCATTCAAGCACAACCCACTCGTAGCGATTCAGCACGACGGAGATCTCTCAAAGATTGAGGACAACACCCTTCTAAACACGATCACTGCACACGAAGAGATATTCGTGAACGAGAAGTACATGAAGCCGATTCCGATCGAGCCGAAAGCATTCTTGTTCATGGGTACGAACGAACCGGTGAAGATCCGTAATGCCAAGGCTGGTATTATTCGTCGACTTATTGATGTGACTCCTTCTGGGAATCTCATTCAGAACGGTCGATACCATGATCTCAGGGATAAGATCAAATTCGAACTTGGCGGCATCGCATATCACTGTTTGCAGAAGTACAAGAAGATGGGGAAGAACTACTACATCGACTACACGCCGGTGCGTATGCAGTTTCAAACCGACTTCTTCTACAACTATGTCGAATCTGTCCACGACGTATTCAAGGCTCAGGACGGAGCAACTCTGAAGCAGGCATGGGAGCTCTATAAGCAGTACTGCGATGAGTCTGGTGTTCAGCGTTTTCCTTTGTATAAGTTTCGTTCTGAATTGGAGAACTACTTCGAGACCGTGGAAGATCGTGCCGTGTTCGAGGGAGAAAGAGTGAGGAATTACTACTCGGGGTACAAAGACATCATGAGTCGACCAATTGAAAAGGAGGAACAGGACGTGTACCAAATCGCTCTTCATGAGTACGACGGGACCTCGGCGTTCAAGACTGCATATCCTGATCAGCCGGCTCAGTACGCAAAGGAAAGTGGGTTTCCTGGTAAGAAGTGGGAAAATGTTACCACCACCCTGGAGAATTTAGACCCAACACTGTTGCATTACGTAAAGGTTCCCGAGCAGCACATCGTCATTGACTTTGACCTCACCGACGAAGACGGAGAAAAGGACCTCAACAAGAATCTAGAAGAGGCTGCTAAATGGCCTCCGACATACACAGAGCTTTCTAAGAGTGGCAAGGGCGTACACCTCCACTATATTTACGCTGGAAATGTACACGAGCTCGCACAAATTTACGAAGTGGGTATCGAAGTGAAAACACTCCTCGGAGACAGTGCACTTCGTAGACAATTGACCCAATGCAACGATCTGGATATTGCCACGATCAGTAGTGGGCTGCCCAAGAAGGAGCAAAAGATGATCGATGAAAAGAGCATCAAAAGCGAGAAAGCACTCAGAGAACTCATCGAGCGCAACCTCCGCAAAGAGATCCACCCAGGCACAAAGCCCTCGGTGGACTTCATTCACCATATCCTAGAGGATGCGTATAATGCGAATCTGAATTACAACCTCTTGGACCTACGGCCAAAGATCTTGGCATTCGCTGCTAAAAGCTCGAACCAGGCAATGACGTGTATCAAACTTGTCCAGACGATGCAGTTCGTCGGTAAGAACGACATGCCAGCGCCAGCCTCAGAAGACGATAGTCCTCTTGTGTTCTTCGACGTTGAGGTATACCCAAACCTCTTTGTTGTCTGCTGGAAAGCAGAAGGAGCGCCAGATAGCTCAATCGTCAAGATGATCAACCCATCATCTCAAGAGATCGAGCCTTTGTTCAATCTGAAGTTGGTGGGGTTCAACAACCGTCGGTACGATAACCATATTCTCTATGCGAGATTCCTTGGGTTGGACAATCTTGCGTTGTTTCACGTTAGCCAGGGGCTTATCGATAATAAGCAGTCTGCGTTGTATGGCGAAGCTTACAATCTGTCCTATGCCGATATTTACGACTTCAGCTCAAAGAAGCAGGGTCTGAAGAAGTTCATGATCGAGTTGGGTCTCCATCACATGGAGCTCGACCTTCCTTGGGACGAACCGGTGCCTGAGGAGCTGTGGCAGAAGGTTGTTGACTATTGCTGCAACGACGTCATTGGTACGGATGCAACGTTCCAGTCACGCCGGCAGGACTTCGTGGCTCGTCAGATCCTGGCAGAGATCTCTGGTCTGTCTGTTAACCACACAACGCAGAACCACACTGCACGGATCATATTTGGTGTGAACAAGAACCCTCAGGCTCAGTTTGTGTACACGGATTTGAGTCAGAGATTCCCAGGGTATGTGTTCGACGGCAAGGAAAGTAAGTACCATGACGAAATCGTCGGAGAAGGTGGATACGTCTACGCCGAACCTGGGATTTACACAGACGTTGCCGTTTTGGACGTTGCGAGTATGCATCCGACCAGTATTGAGGAATTGGAACTATTCGGTCCCTACACCGAAAACTTCTCTGCGCTCAAAGAGGCTCGGTTGGCGATTAAGCGTAAGGACTACGAGAAAGCCAGAGCTCTCCTTGACGGTAAGCTCGAGAAGTTTCTTGTGGATGCTGAAGATTCTCCCGAAAACGCTGAAGCTCTTTCGTATGCTCTCAAGATCGTCATCAACATCGTCTATGGACTCACTAGTGCAAAGTTTGACAACCAATTCCGGGATAACCGTAACAAGGACAACATCGTCGCTAAGCGAGGAGCCTTGTTCATGGTGGACCTCAAGGAGGCGGTCCAAGACCTAGGCTTCACGGTAGCACACATCAAGACTGACTCGATCAAGATCCCTCACGCAACAGAAGAGATCATCGAGTTTGTGATGGAGTTCGGGCGTGAGTATGGGTATGACTTCGAGCACGAAGCCACGTATGAGAAGTTCTGCTTGGTGAACGACGCTGTTTATATTGCTCGAGAGGGTGACAAGTGGACAGCGGTTGGAGCTCAGTTCCAACACCCGTTCGTGTACAAGCAGTTGTTCTCTCATGAAGAGCTGACGTTTAACGATTACTGTGAGACTCGCAGTGTTACTCAGGGCGCCATGTATTTGGATTTCGACGGCAACCCAGAGGACACCTCAACGATGGTTCACGTTGGTCGCACCGGAAGTTTCGTCCCTGTCACCCAGGGTGGAGGGACTCTATGGAGGATCAAGGAAGGAAAGCCCTACGCCGTATCAGGCACAAAGGGATACAAGTGGGTTATTCGTGAGGTCGCTGCGTTGCGTGACGAACTGAACGAACCAATCGACATTGACATGTCATATTTCGAGCATCTCAGACAACAGGCCATTGAGGCCATTAATAAACACGGCTCCTTCGATGAGTTCGTGGAAAGGTAATAAAAATGAGTGAAGAAAATAGGACCGTTACGATAGAGGACGCACAGATCATCTATCGAAACTTCGCAGGGAAGGAAGGTCAGTATAACCGAGCTGGCAGTCGCAACTTCTGCGTTATTCTCGATCAGGAGACGGCGGATCAAATGGCTACGGACGGCTGGAATGTTCGTACGACCAAGGTGCAAGAAGAAGGAGACGTTGGGCAGCCTTATCTCTCTGTTGAGATCGGCTACAAGGTCAGGCCGCCTCGAGTTGTGTTGATCACTTCACGTGGCAGGACGACTCTGGACGAATCAACGCTTGAGATCTTGGACTGGGTCGAGATTCGGATCGCTGATCTCATTGTCAATCCATATATGTGGACTGTCAATGGGAAGACTGGTGTCAAGGCCTACCTCAAGACGCTGTTCATCACGATCGAAGAGGACTACCTCGAGCGGAAGTATGGAATCGATGGTGATGAGGTATCTCCTCCAATCATGCCGAGCTACGGAGATGACCCAGTTCCTTTGGATGAGCAGTAATAAACGCCAGTATCGGAGTGACCAAGTAGGCACTCAACCTCCAACCAGCACAAACCCAAGAACACACTCGGTTGCTCGTAACAGAATGCGAAAAAAACTCAGAAGTAGGGGATATTCTGAGGAAGACATCGCAGACGTTATCGAGCGTATGTGGTTCGAACAGGATTGTGCTCGGTTGGGGGTTGAGGCCGCTCGACAACTCCGATACGACAGAATTCAAGAGCTCGACGACTCGGGCTACAAACCGAAACGCTACGACCCGCTTCTCAATGGGGTAGGCAGAGCGATGGGTGATACAGCGAAAGCTGTTAAATCAACAAAGAAAGCGATAGTGAAGTAATGGCAATAATCAAACTAAAGCAACCGAATGGGCCATACAAACCTACAATCGATACAGACGCAATGAATATTGAGATTCGTGAAGCATATCTAGGTGTCTCATTTGTCACTGAACAAGGCGAACGTCTTTCCGTGTCTATGAGAGATAACGGATTCGAGGTTCACTATACCGGTGACTTTGGCGAACAGGGTTTCGACGCCGGCTGGACAACGTTCAACAACGGATCCATCACACACGAGAGCGAAGGCAAATAATGAACAACAATGACCCAGAAATGCAACGACTTCTCTATGAAGAAGCACAGATCGAGCACGAAAAGAACGAACTTGGTAGAGCACTCCTTGAAGAGTTGAAAGCTGACCGCAGTTCAGTAGGCGTCAATGCTCTTCGTGAACGCTTCGGTTACCACAAGGCAACGGAGACGACAGCGCCTATGCACCAAGCTGTACGTGGGCTGATGCTCGATGTGGCAACAGTCTTGGATCGGATGCTGCCGAATGGTCGGGCGAAGTTCCAGGCGATTGTTCAGCTCGAGGAGTCATGCATGTGGGCGAACAAGGCGATTGCTGAGATGGCGCCGGTGGTAGACGAATGAAGAAATACATGTCCAGACAGATTGAACTGGAGGCCTATCAGTTCAAAGGTTGGGGCGATGCCATAGAGTTCATGAATCTAAACGATAGTGTGTATTTTGTGCCACCCGGATACGAACACGATCTTCGATACGAGAACGAATTTGACAGAAGTAACGGTCATCTCCTTGATACAGCCCGGTCGTATCTTGTGGTGAAAGCCGAAGATGGTCTCATGCGAGTTGATCACGGAGAGTGGATCATCAAAGGAGAAGATGGGAAACTTGGCTATATGTCAGATGAGGCGTTCAAAGAACATTTCGTGCAGGAGTCTAGTACGGGAGTCATAAATGAGTAAGCAAGTCCCACTAGTCATGTACGACTCAAATGGTGAACGAAGACTAGTCGGAACTGTCGAAGTGGATGGTGGAAAGTTATCTGGGGCGATCACAAATACCACTCTTGCTTTGGCTGTTGATGAGCTGCGCGCAAGCGCTTTTGTCATCATGCCTGAGATGGTAGTACCAGTCAACGCCGCCCCTACCCTTTGGTAGAGACATAACAAAAAGGAATAATATTAATGGATGACAAAGAACTCGGTCTGTACCCGAAGTACGAAGTCTTTCGGAAAGATGGAAAGAGCATACCACAAGGATGTGTAGTTCTCCCATTCGACGATCCTAACTCTTGGCCGGCCTTGTTAGTTTGGGCTAACACGGTCGAGAGCGACGGATACGTGGAACTAGCAAAAGATGTGCGAAGGCTTCTTGCTAACGCCTCGAATAACAAAAGGAAGTAATCAAAATGGAATTTCAGAAATTTGTCCGTAAGCCATTCGTGGTAGAGGCAATCGAGATCACAACCGAAAACATCGGAGAGATCGCCAAGCATGTAGGAGAGTTGAAGGCGAAGGGCGATGGTACGCCGTTTATTCTAGTCGATCGAAAGCTCGTCCCGAGTGTGTATCGAGTCTTCCCCGGGTATTTCTTCACCCGGATGGGAGATCATCTTCGTTGCTACACGCCGAAGCTTTTTGCCGAGCAATTCACCAAGTTAACACCGCAGCTCAGCACGTGGGTTGAATTCGTGAACGCCGGCGAACCGGATTTGCTATTCGAGCATCCTGACGCAAAGACTTTCGTGGAGGTCGCAGTAGAGTCATGACCACGAATCCAGAACCAGGGACGGCGTTACGTCTCGAGGATGCAGCGATGATTATCGACGCGCTTGATGCTCGAAGCAAAATGTTTCCGCATGAACCACTCGATGTTTCCATGAAGGTCGTATTGTTCAACATCGGAGATCGTTTTGCCAAAGTTACCTGCGTCAATGGAGAATGGACTGGTATGAAAGCAGACTTCCCTCTATATATGTTTGCCATCCCAAAGTGTCCGAACGGGCATGTGTGCACACAAGACAAAGATCTCCGACTCGGGTGGATCGAAGGATGAATAATTCAACGTCGAAATGCGGTTGCCATCGTCAATGGCATTCTGGGCATGTATGCAACAAAGAAGCAGGGCATAGTTCGTTTCATCAGTGTGACTGCGGAAAGATAGATGTCGATTCTTTACCAGTCCTAGAGATAGATGACCATGGTGCTGTAATAGAAACAGTTGATGGTCCGATCTGGGTGAGAACCAAACCATCGAAACCCGAAGGCTCGCAAGAATTACAAGCCCTGTAATGAGAAGGAAGGTAATGGCTCTCGAGCTACAAACCAGTCAAGACCTCGTATTAACGAGAAAAGACTAATCCTTCTCATTTTGTTTTTGTGATCGATGGTTGTGGGTGACTGCGAGAGTGGAACCCTCATAACAAAGGAGAAATAATGGATGTTGCAATTGGAATAGCACTGGGCCTCGGTATGTTCGTTTCCTTCGTAGGAAGCATTGCAGCTATCTCATACTTCGGTATGAAGGCGTGTCTCAAAGAACTGAATCAAACCAAAGGAAAGTAATGAAGAAAATAATGTTAATGCTCTCGGTGATCCTTACCACCTTGGCCTTCTTCGCATCGAGATCTCATGCGGCACCTCAAGCTGCGTCGATCGTCATCATAGGCGATTCAATCATTCACAACGCTCGAGGGTTCTATCCCAACGGCATCGTGAACGCACACAACGGCCGTGGCAGCGTGATTGCTGGCTACGGCACTCCTGACTGGTACGTCGAGGGTTGGGGTGACTATGGGACTGGTCTCGAGGCCGTCACACAGTTCGCTCCGTCAATCCCTGTCGATGGGTGGTTGGTCATGGAGATCGGTACAAACGATATCGTCTCAGCCGTGTCAATCGAGGACTACAAAGCCTTCGTTTTGACAACGGTTGAGATGTTGCCGGACGATCGTTGCCTCGCCTGGGTTATTCCTTGGGTTGGTGGCGATTATCAAACGGTTACGGACGCTGTCGTGCAGGTTCTGCGTGATATTGTGCCACAACAGCCGTGTCATCAGTTGATTGAGTGGGGCTCTGTCGTATCGGCAGCGTCGACGACTCTGACGACTGATGGAGTGCATCCGAACGAAACTGGGGCGGCTGTGCTTGCCTCAATGATTTACACAACAACAAACAACTAGAAAGAAATGAAATGAAAAAGAAATTGCTACTCATCGCCACTCTTGTGGTGATCACCGTTGGAGTCATCTCCAACAAGGCTTCTGCACATCACGCAGATGCTTTCTGTGTCTCGACTGGCGCTGCCTCCAACACGTGGGTCATCGTCAGCTGGGATCCGGAGCTCGCGATCACAAGCATCGTCAGCTTCGATCAGGCTGGGGCAACCGTCATCGGCGGTCTCGGCACTCCTCACGTTGAGGTTGACTACGCAGGTGAGGATCTGAGTGGTACTGCGATGTGGGAGAACGGCAACACCGGTCCATTCTCAGGCACAGGAGACTGTGTTATCGAGGAACCGACCACCACTACTACGGAGGCAACGACATCAACAAGCACAACGTCTTCGACGACAACCCCGGAGACGACGTCAAGCACGTCCTCCGTACCCCAAAGCGATCCCACGACAAGCTTGTCGCTCGACACGACTTCGACGATCTTGTCAGCGCCCTCGACTACCTTGACCGATACAAGCACACCACCAGCGCCACAGTCATCCGTGCTGCCAGGACTCTCGTCGCCCACGCCAGAGACGCCGAGTAATCCTTGTGATGCTCCACCCGGCACAGAGTCTGAGGACGGCTGCGTTCTGCCAATGGCGGAGAGTCTTCCTGAGACGGGTCTGCCGACGTGGATGGTTGTCTACCTCGGTTGTGTCGCTCTCTTCTTGGGCGGGCTTTGCTTCGTGATTTCTCATAACAACAAGCGCTAGAACCAATCAGGAGACATAATGCCATATTCATTCCCGGCCTCAGACGTTGCTACATGGACACCTGAGAACGTCATTGCCTTGTTGTGTCAGCCGGGCTACATGTCTCCGGATGATTGGCGGCCCATCACTGGTGCCGCTGTTGTGTTCGCTGAGTCAGGGGCAAAACCTCGACGATGCAGTGATGCGAATTGGAACCCAGCTAACCAGAGTTACCACTTGACGATTGATCTCGGTATGTTCCAACTCAACGAGTATGCGAATGTGGACAACGAGCCATATCCGGGTATCGGAACAATCTCACGCAAGGATTGTTTCGATCCGTTCGAAGCATGGGAACATGTGTGGAAGATCATTAATCGTGTCGACATTGGGTGGCAGTATAACTGGGAGCTCTGGACGGGATACACATCCGGTGCCTACGACAAATTCATCAAGACATGCTTTGACGGAATGCGGTCGTATCGATCAGTGATGGGGCTGCCGCCTGGGGTGTTTGGGTAGAACTCGTCTGAGCGAGTATAAACCGTGGTGTGAAGTGCACGGACGTGTCAATGACACGTAGCCCTTAGGCTCAGAGCGTTGGGCGGTGTGAACGCCCAAGTAGGAGCAGACAGTGGCCGTGTGTACCACTGTGGTGCTTATGTGAAAGGGAGGTGATCTAAATGCGGATGGGGCTAAAGACCCCAAGACCTGTCCTAGGCAAGATAGACATTAACCAAAAAAGGCCTCGTCGTCTGAGCGACGTTAAATAGCCCTTAGGCTCAGAGCGGTAGTGGATAGCTTTTGGACAAGCTCTGCATGATACGACGGTATTATGGTAATGTGGGGTTCGATTCCCACCTATCCACTACGTGAACTGTGAAGGATAACACAGAACTTCATCTAGACTGATCTACAAGATGATTGGCAGCCAAATAAAAAACCGCTTCGTGTTAGTCTTCGGCCCCGTGGTCCGGAAGGAGGACGTGGATGTATCTCACATTCCATGAGCCAATCTCAGGTGAGATCTGAGAACGAAGGACGCTGGGAGAGAGTTTAGAGGGACTAGACTTTCTGCACTCTTTTCCAGCAATTTCTTTAGGGCGCTAATGATTCGCAGCAGGCTACTCGCCATACCCTGCGTGTTTGAGCTCTTACAGTCTGTAGCACTCCCCGGTGCGTCAGGCCGCCCTACCAATCGACCCAACTAATAAAAAGGAGAAATAATGAAACAGCAACACAACATCTCTTGGGAGCAGAAGCAGAGAATGCTTGACGAAGAGTCTCGTGCGATCGTCAAGGAGCAAGAGCGTTTGCTTCTACAGGATCGACTCAGTCGGTTGACACCTGGTCGCCGGCAGCTTCATGATCTGCTGAACCACAATCCGAATCGTTGTCGGTGTTTCGAGATCGAGGGAATCAAGTGATGGCAGACGAAAGAATCAAAGTGGATTTCTCTGGTATCAAGACGTCCAAGAGTCTTCCCACCGGAGACTTCCGCAACAAGCTCAACCTCTTCGATACCGATCTATCGGTTGAGGACAAGTGTGCTGCTCGCCGGCAGTATAGAACGTTGCGATTAACTATGTATGCGCCTCAGTCGTCTCCGTACGCCAAAAACGGAATGAGCCAAGGACACTACGGATATAGTCGAAACGCAGCGAAAGAGGTCGTTTCTCAGTACTATCGAACAATTTCGTGGCTTAGCTATCTGGGGACGAAATGACCGTCGTCACATGCAAAGCATGCACATCAGAAAAGGCGTTTTACTCGGCTACGAACGCCAACGATTGGATGTATCGGCATTACAGATCAGAACATGGGGAGTTCCCAGGACTGTTCGCAATGTCTGATTTCTTCGTGATAGATGGCCGAACTCTATCCGGGGACAAGTTGTAAGATCTCGTCTGAGGATGAGGGGTTGCTCCAATGTCTACACCTTGCGGGGTGCCAAAAAGTAGACGCTACTCCGGGCCTGGCAAGCCCGGAGGCAACCTTACTATGTTTATAAAAAATTGGAAGGAAAAACGAATGTATAACGGTGTTAACTACACAGACCCTCGAGATGAAATGACAGCTCGAGCTTTGGACGCTCAAGAGTTGCGTATTCCGTATGTAGCCGTGCCTGTTGACTTGCTTTTCGCATGTCTTGCTGAGAAGAAGGTCTGCGCTGCCAGGACGGTGGTGAATGGTGACCCTATGAAGAAGATCTTGATTGAGGTCCGCTGTGAGCGTGAGGTCGATCAGGTGACTGGGAAGCACATGGGTATGCACGCCAACGGACGTACTACCTGGGAGTGATCGCAGCTTCTACAAGCCCTGTAATGAGATACTACAAAGGAGTAATGATGAAAGAACGAATCAAGAAACTGTACAACGAGCACAAATTTGCCGTTGGCGCCGTCACAGGACTGGCTGTCATGGAGCTACTGAGTCACAAGCACAACAACCGCTTAGCTGACAAAGGCTACATCACATGCCGTCCGGTTGGCTACAACGAAGAAGGACTTGCTCGTGTACGGGATCTGAGCGGTCAGATCTACACCATCCCGAAGTGATCAAGAGAAAGGACTTTAGCCGGTCCTTTCTTTTTGACACATTGTACATGAAAGGAATCGAAATGAGTACACAAGTAAATCCGGAAGAAATCGTAGAACAACGAAAATTAGGATGGCCTGACTTCCACCCAGAAGATTACTGTCATCAATGCGGTAGACAAAACGTTCACTCATGGCATTCGCCAGAGTGGGTGCAGTTGACAGGCAGCCATGCAGGAATTCTTTGTCCTGTTTGTTTCTGTGCCCTAGATCCAAACGCTATTTGGGTCGTAACCAGGTTCGTAGAGCCTGATGCAGATCGTTTAGTGACGTTGACTGAGTTGTTGAACGTCGTATCCGATCTCGGAGAAGATGCAAATAGGGTTGCATCTTGTGTATTAGATTTTCTAGCGAAACGAGACTAAGGAGAGTTCTAATGAAAGACACGAACTGCGACAATTGCTTCTATGCGTTACCTACCGTTGGAGACGATGGTATACCAAACGTAAAGTGCCGCAGATACCCGCCGAGTTTGCTCCAAATAGATGGTGAAGTGAATCAGGTGTATCCGGACGCTGTTCATCGATGCGGTGAATACAAAGAAGAGGGATGATGTTTAAAGGAACACCTGAAGAATTTGAATTACTTGGTAGAGCCTTCGCAGCTGTTCCAAGTAAGGACATGGAGTCTCAGGACGCCAGAGGATTCAACAAATGCATTGATGCTGTTTGGACGCTCTACAACTACCTGCAGCAAAGGAGAACGGAAGCGCCAGTTTACGGCGGGATGCCAGGAGAACCTATGCAGCCGACGCCGAAATATCCATTATCTGGAGGAGAGGAGAAGGACTGATGAATAAGTACTACTGGTGTCCATCGATCGAAGAAGAAATCACAACGACGCGTCGATACTTCGGCTTTCGAGTGTTCGCATTCGGAGCCGTCGTGTATATGGGAAAGCGCTCGTGGATCGTTCGGCTGGCGGTAAGAACGTGAGTTACAAAAAAGAGTGTAGAGGAAAGCGGTGGAAAGCCGAACCGATATACGATGGCCCACATAAAGGCCATTTCTTTTACTACGGCCCTCCTGGACAATACGAAGGACATATGTATATGGGCTATTGTGCCGGTGTAGACAAATCATGAAATACAAAGACGCATGGACTCCTTGTATTGAGCACGAAAAATCCACAGGCTCATTCAGTTACTACTGCCACTCATGCATGGTCTGCACGGTAGCGAAACTGTGTGAAATGTTAGACATGGCGAATGCAGAGGCCAACAAACAATACCTCCGTAAACGAGCCCCAAAGGAAGGAGGATCTGATGGAATTAAGAGAGCACCAGAAGGACGCGATAGCTCAGCTCGGCAACGGGAAGATCCTCTACGGCGGGGTCGGAAGCGGTAAGTCAGCTACAGCACTTGGATACTACATACAGTCAGAAGCACCAAAGGATATTTATGTCATCACTACAGCTAAAAAGCGTGACTCTCTTGATTGGGAAGGAGAGGCTGCAAGATTCGGTATCTCTACTCGCCGAGATTGCACAACTCAAGGAACAATTACAATTGATTCCTGGAATAACATTGGGCGATACCGTGACGTTGATAATGGGTTCTTCATCTTCGATGAACAGCGTCTTGTTGGTAGTGGAGTTTGGGTCAGATCCTTCATTGCCATCGCCAAACGTAACCACTGGATTCTCCTTTCCGCCACCCCTGGGGATACCTGGATTGACTACGCCCCAGTCTTCGTGGCCAACGGATGGTACCGAAACATAACAGACTTCAAGGTTCAGCATGTTGTGTATGCGCCTCATGTGAAGTTCCCGAAGATCACGCACTACATGGGGACGGATAAACTGCATCGATTGCGGAACAACATCTTGGTTGAGATGCCGTATGAGAAGCACACCATCAGGCATATGAACTGGCTGGAGACTGCGTACGATCAGCACCTGTGGGATAGGGCTGTGAAGGATCGTTGGCATGTTTATGAGAACCGTCCGATTAAGGATGTGGGTGAGTTATTCCGTGTGATGCGGAAGATTGTGAACTCAGACACGTCACGTCTGGAGACGGTTAGGCAGTTGATGAAGGTGCATCCTAAGGTGATTATCTTCTATAACTTTAACTATGAGCTCGACATTCTCCGGACGTTGGCGGACGAAATTACGGTAGCAGAATGGAATGGACACCGTAAAAACCCGATTCCTGAGGGTGATTCTTGGGTGTATTTGGTTCAATATGTGGCTGGAGCGGAGGCATGGGAATGCACGTCTACGGACGCAATAATCATGTACAGTCTTACCTATTCTTACAAAAATTTCATGCAATCGCAGGGCAGAATTGACCGAATGGACACTTTGTACACAGATCTTTATTATTACATTTTAGTCAGTTTTGCTCCGATTGACCAAGCAATTCGAAAATCTCTGAAAAATAAGAAGAATTTTAACGAGAGAGATTTCGAAAACATGAAAAAAAAGTTCGAATATTAGTGTACATACCCCCTATATTCATGTACAAAGCCCACTTTTTAGTGGACAAAACCCCCTATTGTTAATATTTAAAAATCGATATTAATACATGTGAGCATGTACCAAGGTGAAATTCTCCAGAAAGAATTGCGAAAACACTTTTGGCCGCAAAAGTGGCCATTTCCACAAAACACACGAAATGAGGACAAAATGGAAGAAAGATGGCATCCGATCATCGGTTTTCGGTCGTATAGCATAAGCGATCGTGGTCAAGTACACAGCGAACGTCACGGTGGAGTATTATCGCTGACTCAAAATGCGCATGGTGTTGTGAAAGTGAATTTGTTTCGTGATAAGAAGATGTACACGAAGTCGGTGAGGCTTCTTGTAGCGCAAGCGTTCTTAGACGACCCTAATCCTGAATGTGACACACCTATCAATTTAGATGGTGACCCAACTAACAATAACTACTTTAACTTGGCTTGGCGTCCTCGTTGGTTCGCTTGGAAATACGCCAGGCAATTTCATCAGGAGATACCAGTCTTCTACCATAGTAACGTCCGGAATCTTCATACTGATATCACATATCCTTCCGTGATGGAAGCCGGGATAAATGACGGAATCATTTGGGAGTATCTTTGGGAGTCGGTTCTGAGCTCTCGACCGGTGTATCCGACGGGCTGTGTGTACGCATTAGCGTAAATAAATATTCATGTACAAAGACGTAGGTAAAACAATGCTTATAATAGGAGGGAATGAGATATGTCCCATTGGTTTTGTTTTTGGCACGGCGGTGCGTTTTGATTATTGTCTTTCCTGAGATACGAAGAGGATAAACAATGCACTACGATAACCCGAGAGGATGAAAATGTCTTCCAAAGGGCTAACACCCAGATCCCTTATTCAATGGGGCCAAGCGATTTGTACGGCTATAGTTCCGTTGATCGTTCTTTGGATTTACTTCACTGGAAGAAAAATTGAACCTGGGGATATCACGATCATCACAACACTGCTTGCGTCAAGCGCCGCAGCACATGCTGGTCTGAAATTTATTGAGAGTAAGACTCAACAGGAGGATCAACGAAATGGTACTAAGCCGAAAGGGCAAAGCTACCGGACCAGTGCAGACAACGAACGAAGGAAACGGGAAGTCGTCCCGAGAAGAAGGACTGATCGCCTTCAAAGAATCATTGGACCGCAAAGTCAATGTGTTCATGGCTTGGATAATTGCTGTAATAGTTATCCTTGGCGTTGGCCAGGCCGCAGCTTGGTGGTGGCGTCAAGCAGATATCGATTATCGGGACCGTTTGCTTGAGTGGCGTGATTGTGAAGACGAGGTTGATGTACATAATGATGACCGTGAATTTGTAGTTGAACTCGTTAGTCCTTTTCTGAATGCCGAAGATTTAGAAGAGGTTACTGCTCGTGCTAATGAACTACGCCCGTTTGAAACAGTGGAGGGGAAATGCGGATCCCGACCCTAAATAAACCCATTCGACGCAACCTTGAAGTTATTGCTTTCTCAATTCTTGCAATAGTTTTACTTGCTTTTGGCCACGCTCTTAGAGAAAGACTTGAAGTAGTCGAGAGAAACGATGCTGCTGTCGATCAATTCATAGATAGAATGACTGTTGGTTATGATGCTTTGTTGGCAGAGAATCCGACGTCAAATCTGGAAACACCAGAAGAAATTGCTGAAGCAGTGGCAGAAGATATTGGTGTCGATGTAGAAGAACTAGCTCCAACCCCAACTGGGCCACAAGGCGAACGTGGTGAAGCTGGCCCAATAGGCGAAACTGGTCCAGGCCCAACAAGCGAACAAATTCAGGAAGCCGTCGACAGTTATTGTTCTGTTAATAATCGTTGTTCTGGTGATGCCGGTCCTCAAGGTAATGATGGAAGCACTGGAGATAGTGGGCCACAAGGAGAACAGGGCGAAATAGCTCCTGGGCCAACTCACAATCAATTGCTCGCTGCCGTTGCTGCTTATTGTTCAGAGGCTGGGTGTGTTGGTGATAGCGGACCAACCGGGCCCATTGGCCCACAAGGCAGACCGCCTACAGCGGAAGAAGTAGCCGCCGCCATCGATTCGTATTGTTCCAATGGTGGTTGTACTGGCCCACAAGGTGAACAAGGTATTCAAGGACCAATCGGACCAGTTCCGACACAAGAACAGATCAACGAGGCAGTTTCTCAATACTGCACTAACAACGGATGTACAGGACCTCAGGGTTTGCAAGGTGAACCAGGTCAGGATGCACCTCTTGTTGTTGATGTTATTGTGAATTGTACTCTTGATGCACCGGCAGTCGGTCCAATTTCTTGCACTAGTCAGGTGGTATACGGGTGAGAGAAGCAAAATTCCAACTCGAGCTGATTAAGAAGCTTAAAGAGAAACTCCCAGGTTGTTTCGTTCTTAAAAATGATTCAAGCTATATTCAGGGAGTTCCAGATCTCATTGTTCTTTGGGAAGATCGATGGGCTATGCTCGAAGTAAAAATGGATGCTTTGTCTTCAGTCCAGCCAAATCAGCAGCATTATATTCGAATGTTCGACGAAATGTCGTTCGCTGCGTTCATTAATCCTGATAATGAAGAGGATGTTCTGTATGCGCTTCAACGATCATTCGGTGCTAGAAGGTAAACACGCCTTTCTTAGCCCAAGCAACTACCACTGGATAAACTACTCAGACGAGAAGTTAGAAGAGCGGTATAAGGCCTCCAGAGCCGCTCAGAGGGGCACAGAGCTCCACGAGCTGGCTCATAGAGCTATTATGCTAGGAATACACCTCCCAGACGTTCCAGAGACCCTGAGCATGTATGTGAATGATGCTATTGGGTTCAAGATGAATGTAGAACAACCGCTCTACTATTCGGACAACTGTTATGGGCATGCGGATACTATTTGCTTTCGACAGCAACTACTGCGTGTTCATGATTTGAAAACAGGAGTTATTGACGGTTCCGAGCATCAACTCGAGGTTTACGCTGCGTTATTTTGTCTCGAGTATGTCTTAACTCCGTTTGAAATTGATATTGAGCTTCGTATTTATCAAAGCGATGAGGTTCGAGTGTTTAAACCATACCCAGAAACGATTGCGATGATCATGGAAAAGATCGTCGTGTTCGACCAAGTTATTGAAGAGATGAAGGAAGGGGGGTCCTGGTGATCATAGAAGAGAAAGACTTGGTGCATTATGGGATCCTCAGAAAGTCTGGGCGATATCCGTATGGATCTGGAAGTGAATCTCCAGGCCAAAGAAGCAAGACTTTTCTTGACTTTGTAGAAGACCTAAAGCGCCGACTTGGTCTCGGTGATCCTCAGGTTGCTGAGTATCTCGATATTTCGACCACTCAACTTCGGCAACTTCGTTCCATCGCTAAAGAAGAACAAAAGGCATCCCAAATTTCTCAAGCACAACGTTTGAAGGATAATGGGCATTCTAACGTTGCTGTTGGCCAGAGAATGGGTCTCAATGAATCCACAGTTCGAACTCTGTTAGCACCAGGCGCAGAGGATAAAGCTAATGTGATTCGAACAACGGCAGATATGCTTCGAGCACAAGTTGATGAAAAAGGTCTACTTGATGTTGGTAGTGGTGTGGAAAATCACATTGGAGTTAGCAAAGAGCGCAAAGATACAGCGATTGCTTTGCTGATGGAAGAAGGATACACCAATCATTATTTCAAGGTTCCTCAACTTGGTGGTACAGGAAAAGACACAACTCAACGAGTTTTGGGCCCACCAGGCATGACTTCGAAAGAAGCATACGCTAACCGCTTTCAAGTGCGATCCATTAGCGACTATTCTGAAGACGGTGGTAGAACTTTCTTTGGAATTCTTGATCCTCTTGCTATCAACCCAAATCGCGTTGGAATTCGATATGGGGAAGATGGTGGTGGAGTGTCGGATGGCGTTATCTTTGTCCGTAGAGGTGTCGACGACGTTTCTTTAGGCGGATCGACTTATGCGCAGGTTCGCATTAGAGTTGGCGAAAATCACTACATAAAAGGTATGGCAATCTACAAAGATGACATGCCGGATGGTGTTGATTTGTTGTTCAACACGGCCAAGAGTGACACCGGAAACAAGTTGGACGCCCTCAAAGATATGCGTGATGAGGCCGGAATTATTGATCCGGATAACCCGTTTGGTTCATATATCAAACGGCAAATCATCGTAAAAGATGCTGATGGCACAGAGCGTTTAACTTCGGCTATGAACATCGTTAACGAGGAAGGTAACTGGGGTGGTGGATCGATAAACCCCAAAACTGGAAAAGTTGATACGGGTTGGTCAAAGTCTATAGCGTCTCAGGTGTTATCTAAACAAAGCCCTGAGCTGGCTAGACAACAGCTTGCTATGACGATGGAACGTCGTCAACGAGAGTTTAAAGAGATCACAGCGCTTACTAACCCAACAGTTCGTAAGAAGTTACTAGAAGAGTTTGCTGATGGCACGGATGCTGCTGCAGTGCATCTGAGCGCAGCTGCTCTTCCGAGACAACGTTGGCAAGTGATCCTTCCGATTGACACGCTTAAAGACACAGAAGTCTTTGCTCCAAACTTCAATGATGGTGAAAGTGTTGCATTGATCAGGTACCCACATGGTGGTACCTTTGAGATCCCAGTCTTGACTGTTAACAACAAGCACCGGGATTCGGTCAGAACTATTGGTCGTGAAGCAAAAGACGCAATTGGGATTAACTCTAAGACAGCAGAACGTTTGTCCGGCGCAGACTTCGACGGTGACACGGTTCTTGTAATACCAAACAACAATAACCGTATTCGTACAACAGGAGCACTTCAGGCGCTTAAGGGTTACGATCCACGTTCGGAATACAAAGCGTACCCAGGTATGCCAAAGATTTCAGAGGATCGTAAACAACGAGAGATGGGCGACGTTTCTAATCTGATCACAGACATGACAATCAAAGGCGCCACACATGCCGAAATCGCTCGTGCTGTGCGTCATTCGATGGTTGTGATTGACGCTGAGAAGCACAATCTTAACTATAGACAGAGCGCTATTGACAACGGTATCAGGGATCTGAAGGCTAAGTATCAGGGCTCAGCTCGTTCTGGAGCAGCTACTCTCATCTCAAGAGCAGAGTCTCCTATACGTGTTCCTGAAAGAACCCTCCGTCGTGCATCACTAGGCGGCCCAGTAGATCCAGTTACCGGTAGGCGTGTCTATGAGTATAGCGGTCGTACCTATGTGAACAAGAAGGGCGAAACAGTACCGAGTGTCACAAAGGTTAAGCGCCTTGATGACACAGACGATGCTGCTACCCTTTCATCTGGCACACCAATGGAGAGGATCTATGTCGGTCATTCGAACAGGCTAAAAGATCTAGCTAATCAGGCTAGGCTTGCTGCGCTTAATACCCCACGCGCTACTAAGTCGGCCTCTGCTGCTGTTACATACAGTCATGAGGTGGGGGTATTGAACGCCAAATTAGACCTGGCCATTCGGAACCGGCCTCTTGAACGGAATGCACAAGTACTGGCTAATGCAATCTCCCAGCAACGCCGTGACGCCAACCCTAACATGGATGTTGAGACACGTAGGAAGATTGAGTTCCAGGCATTAGAAGAGGCTCGCCGTAGGACAGGAGCTCAGCGTACAAGAATTGTGATCACACAAGAGGAATGGAATGCTATTCAAGCTGGTGCAATTAGTGACACAAAATTGTCCGCCATCTTGCGCAACGCAGACATGGATGTAGTTCGTGCTTTTGCTACGCCCCGTGTTCAACCGATCATGACCTCCGCCCTAACTAATAGGGCTCGTGCCATGGTTGAATTGGGCTACACACGTGGAGAAATTGAAGCACAACTTGGTGTGACATCAAGCACACTCGATCGTGCCTTGAATTCTGAGCAACAAAATACTGGAGAAGATTAGGGGCCAACGTAATGGAAAGGAAGTACAACTTATGCTGCGTGCAATGTTGACAACTGTTGACAACCCCTACTCCCCCTTTGATGATTGGGACTCCTGGCTCGTTTGGGACACAGCTTCTGGCTACAACTCTTCTGGACTTCTTGCTCGAATCGCAAAGGTTTCAGATGAATTGTCAGAAGCTGACTACCTACTCGGGATAGCGCAGGCAATTGACGAAATTGTCAGCGAGAATGTCTCAGGAGTTCATCGAAAAGTAACAAGAGAGGTCGAAGACATTTCAGATGTTAAACAACTCTGAAGCCTAAGACTTGGGGAGATAAAAAGCCAGACGGGGGGAGGGGTCTCTCTCTCCTACCCCCCTTCTGCAT